CTGCGACCGTCACCAACTGGCTCGGCCTGCCGCGCGCCGGCAAGGCGACGATCACCTACAGCGCGTCGATGACGCCAGATGCCTCGGCGGCCCCGCTACAGGTCATCACGGTGACGAACGGCACGGCGTTCACGATCAATGCGCCGACCCGCGCACGCACCGGCAACTCGTTCACGCTGCAGATCAAGAACAGTTCCGGCGGCGCAATGGGCGTCATCACCTGGGATGCGATCTTCGCCCGCTCGGCCTGGACGAACCCGGCGAACGGGCAGAACCGCAGCCTGACGTTCGTCTACGACGGCACGTTTTGGGTCCAGGTCAGCCAGACCGGCGCCGACATCCCGAACTAAAAATCATGAACAACGACATCCACCACCCCTGGCTGAAGGCGGTCGCCGCGCTGAGCGGCGTCGCTATGCTCGACTGGCTGACGACTACCGGGAAGATTTGCGCGGCGCTGTACGCGATCATCGTGCTGAGTGAGTGGGTCTACAAGCGCTTGATCAAGCGCCGCAAGCCATGAGCCGCGGGCGCGCTCAGCTGGAAGGCTTCGAGGGCCGTCGCAACGAGGCGTACCAGTGCTCAATGGGTGTGTGGACGATCGGCATCGGCCACACCGGCCCTGAGGTGCACGAGGGCCTGGTGTGGACCGACGATCAGATCGACGACGCGTTCGACGCCGACATCACGGAAGCCGAGGGTGATCTCGACCGCCACTTCCCGTGGTGGCGTGGGATGAACGAGCCGCGCCAGTGGGTGCTGCTCGGCATGTGCTTCCAGCTCGGGATCACCAAGCTGCGCAAGTTCGTCAACACGCTCGGCAGCATGCGGCTCGGCCAGTACGGCTTCGCCGCGATCGGCATGGAGAACAGCGCCTGGGCCCAGCAGACACCGAAGCGCGTGAAGCGCCTGGCCCAGCAAATGCGAACAGGAGAGTGGGCGTGATCGACAAGATAGGCGGCCGCCGCTTCATCCTGACGCTGGGCTGCGGCATCGCGACAACGGTACTGCAGTTCTTCGGCAAGCTAGACCCCGCCGGTAGCACGTACGCGCTGGTCGTGGTCGGCACCGTCGGCGCTTTCATCGGCGGCGACACGATCCGCACGGTCAAGACCAACCAACCCCCAAGGAGTGAACCATGAGTGACGTGCTGCAATTCGCTTACCCCCTCGTCGTCGGCATCCTGCTTGGCGTCGTCGGCATCCAGTCGTACGTGCTGTACCGGCGCAACGAGAAGGTGCGCGTGCTGCGCGGCCTGGTGCGCGGCGTCGACCGGCTGGCCAACGTCGGTCAGAACGGTGAAGACCCGGTCGCCGTCGCCAAGCGCAAGGCCGAGGAGGACGTGCTGCTGAGCCAGTTCAAGCAAGCCGTCACGGAGCTGAAGTGATCGCGGTGCCGTGGCGCCTGGTCGGCGTCGCGGCACTGGTGCTGGCCCTGCTCGGGCTGGTTCACGTGGTGCTGCGCGGTGAGCGCGAGCGCGGCCGGGCCGAGTGCCAGGCCACGTACGCGGCCGTCGAGCAAAAGGCGCGCCTCGAACAGCAACGCATGGCGAACGCGGCGCAGAGCCGTCAACGGGAAATCTATGACACCTATCGTCAACGCGCGGATCGCGAAGCGGCTCGCGCTGCTGGTGCTGAGCGCGAGCTTGAGCGCGTGCGCCGCGCTGTCGCCGCCCCCAGTGGTGGTCCTGCCGCCAGCGACGCAGCCCCTGGCGAAGGAGCTGATGGACCCGGTGTCCTCCGAGGACTACTCGCAGAGGGTGCAGAACTGGTTGCGGAAGGTAGCCGACGCCTTGGAATTGCTGCGGCAAAAGTAACAGCATTGCAGGACGCGGCGCGCGTCTGCGCACCTTGAGCGTCTGCTAAAATGGCTGCCAGTATCTCTACCCCACCGAGGATCATGCACACCCTTACCGACAAGGATTCCGCAGTGTACTGGCGGCTGTTCCGCGAGTGGCAGCGCAAGCTGGGCCTGATGGACTGGCGCCTGACCCAATCGCCCGACACCAACAAGCCGAACGTCATGGCGTACATGGACAAGTTCGACTGGGTCCAGCGCCAGGCGAGGGCCTACCTCAACCGGCGCTGGAAGGCCACGCCGGTCACGCGGCACACGCTCGAGCAGACCGCCGTGCACGAGCTGCTGCACGTCATGCTGCACGAGCTGGTCGAGAAGGCGCAGACGCCTGGCGTGTCGGCCGACGACTTGATGTCGGCCGAGCACAGCGTCATCAACCGGCTCGAGCTGCTGCTCGTGCCTGGAGAAGGGCAACAATGACCGTACCTACCGTTCACGTCGACCCCGAGCTGAAGACCTACGGCACCGAGCACCAGGCGCGCGTGGTCGACGCGATCAACGCGACCGGCAGCACGCACGCGGCGGCCAAACTGCTGGGTGTCAACCAGTCGAACGTGTCGCGCATGCTCGCCCGACTACGTGAGGTGGCCGCGCACCGCGGCTACGCCACCGGCAAGGATGCCGAGCCGCTGCCCGGCCTGGACGGCCAGCTGAGCACGATCGAGCGGCTGAAGGGCCGCAGCGCGTATATCGACGTCGCGACCGGCAAGGCGACGAAGGTCTGGCTGAAGACCGACGTCAAGCTGGAGCACTACACGAAGCTGATCGCCGAGGCGATCGACGCGCACATCGCCGATCTACCCGGCCGCGAGGTGGCGCCCGCGGCGCCGCGCGACTACAGCTACGACGTGATCCCCTGGGTGCAGGTGGGCGACGCGCACATCGGCATGCTTGCGCACGCCGCGGAGGTGGGCGAGAACTTCGACCTGAAGATCGCCAAGCGCGAGCTGATGGGCGCGATCGACCAGCTCGTGGACGAGATGCCGGCGTGCAAGCGCGTGGTGCTGAACGACCTGGGCGACGGCACCCACTACGAGAACTACTCGGCGACCACCGAGGCGAGCGGCCACGCGCTGGACTACGACAGTCGGTTCCCCAAGATGATCGACGTCTACGTCGACACGATCATCTACATGATCGAGAAGCTGCTGACGAAGTGCGAGGTGCTCGACTGCATGTTCAACCAGGGCAACCACTCGCGCACCAACGACATCTGGATCGCGAAGCTGGTCCGCAAGCTGTTCGGCCACACCGGCCGAGTCAATGTGATCCCCAACGAGTCGGTGTTCATCGGCTACCGCATGGGCAAGACGCTCGTGATGGTGCACCACAGCGACAAGTGCAAGGCCGACAAGCTGCCGGCGGTGATGGCGAAGGACTTTGCCAAGGATTGGGGCGAGACCGAGTTCCACTACATCGACGTCGGTCACGTCCACCACCGCCGCGTCGCGCTCGACGAGAACGGCGCGGTGGTCGAGAGCTGGAACCACCTGGCGGCGGCCGACAAGTACGCGCACGACGGCGGCTGGCGTTCGAGCAAGTCGATCAGCGTGGTGCTGCGCTCGCGCACCTACGGTGAGATCGGCCGCCGCACGCTGTCGATCCAGGAGCTGCGCGACCGCCTGTACGGGGCCGGGCACAAGGTGCAGACCACCAAACCGGCCTTCGTGGCCTGAACTGTAGCAACCGCTAAAGGAGCGACGAGATGGGTGACCACATGGACCGGAAGAACAGGCGCGCGCTGCAGCTCGCGATCCTGATGGTGCTGCTCGCGGTGATCGGCGCGGCCGCGATCATCGGCTACGCTAAGTGCGAGCAGGCTGGCGGGTGCTACCTGCTGACCGGCGCCGAGCTGGAGGCCGCCGGCCAGGCGATCTTCATGCAAGGCGCGCAGACCGGCTACGCGGTCGGCCTGGCGGGCTGCAAGGCCAAGGGCATCTGAGGCTGCCCGCAGAATGAGAAACGCGGCCCGCGGGCCGCGTTTTGCGTTTCAGGCGACAGCGATCAGTTGCCGCCGAACCACTTGCCAGCAGCGTCGGCTGCGAGCAAGAACAGGCCCAGCAGGTTCAGGCCGCTCATGTACTGGCTGATGACGCTGAACGCTGCGGTGGTGACGATGGTCATGCTGGAACCCTTTCGATTGACGGTGCCAAGCGCACCAGAAACGGCCACCGCAATGCCGTTGCTGTCTGAGCTTAGTTGAACAACGCCTCGTCGACCAGCCGGCACTTCGTCAGCTCGGCGAACCGGCGCAGGAACAGCAGCTTCGCCACCTCGGGCGAGTAGCCGTAGACGAGCACCTTCGCGGGTGCTATCCCGCGGGCCCACTCCCACTCGATCGGCGTCGGGCCGAGCAGCACGTCGCGCTCGGCAAGCAGCACGGTGTTGTCGGCCACCTTCACGCTGGGGTCCATCGCGACCGGCACGCCCATTGCTTTCGCGATAGCCCCCCAGGCCCGGCCTTCGATCGCCTCGTAGTTCTCGCCCAGCAGGCGCTTCAGCGGGCGCGGGACGTCGACCACGTAGGCCTCGGTGGCGTCGTGCAGAAGGGCCTGCAGCGCGTGTTCGCGTGGCACCTGCAGCGACACCAGCACCGAGTGCTCGGCGACGCTGTAGAAGCGCTTGCAGTGGCCGCCGAAGCGGCACAGGTTCGACAGCCCGTGCGCGATGTCGCGGATGTCGATCTCATCCGGCCGCGGGTCCTCGAAGTAGAAGGCCCGCCCGGTGAAGGTCTGCATCCAGTATCCGCGATCGGACTTCATGACTGCACCTTGTCGTTGATCGTCCAGTGCTGGGCGTTGTTGCGCTCCAGCGCGCCCGCGTTGATCGTGAGCAGGTGCTCGACCACCTCCTCGGCCTCTGCGATCAGCCGCGGGATATCGGCCACGGGCGGGCGGTCGTCGAGCAGCTTGCCGACCAGCTTGGCGTCGAGCACGATCGCGTGGCACGCCATCGCCGACGCGAGGTGCGGCACCTTGGTCACCGGATCGGCCCACTCACCGTTCCAATACTTCTGCTCGTGCCGGCGCGCCGCCGCGTAGTAGATCGACGCGCGCACGCCTGCGATCCGCCAGTTGTTGGCACCGTACTTCGACGCGCCCTCGGCGAAAGCCATCGCCAGGTAGACCATCGCCGACTCGGGCACCAGGTTCAGCGGCAGCTTGCTCGAACCGATCAAGTCCTTCGGGTTGCTCGCCTTGCCCTCGGCGGTCTCGGCATTGGCTGTTGCGTAGCGCTTGCCGATGCCCTGCATGACGTGCCCGTCGCCTTCCTTGCGCGCGATGTAGTCGCCGAGCGTCTTGTCGCCGACCGGGTCGGTGACGAAGCGCGGGATGTAAGGGTGATCGCTCATTGCTTGCCTTTCATGTAGTCCATCAGCAAATCCTGCACGCTGCGCTTGCTCGCGCGGCGCGCCACCACGGTCTTGTCGACGGTGCCCCGCGCGACGATCTGATGAACGAACACCGGCCGCTTCTTGCCGGCCTGGTACTGGCGCATCGGTCCGACGCGCTCGATGATCTGGTCGTACTGCTCAAGGTCCCACCAGTGGCCGAACACGGCGACCGTGCTGCAGTGCTCCTGCAGCCCGTCGACGCCATGCCCCATGCCGGCGGGGTGGCCGAACCACAGGCGGCCCTTGCCGGCCTTGGCGTCGGCCATGCCCTGCGCCGTCGCCAGGTTCAGCCCGTCGGGGAACCGGCGCATCAGGCGCGCCAGGTCCGACTTGAAGTGGTAGGCCACGAGGATCGGCTCGCCGGTCTCGTCGCTCAGCTGCTCGAGCGCGTCCAGCTTCTCGGTGTGCGTCTCACGCCAGGTGACGCCGTCCTCCAGGTACACGGCGCCGTTCGCCATCTGCAGGCACTTCAGCGTGAGCGCGGCCGCGTTGAACACCTCCACCTGCTCGCCGGTCTCGAGCCGCATGAACAGCTCCTTCTCCAGCTCGCGATAGAGCACGCGCGCCGACGGCGGCATCTCCACCTCGATCACGTTGTGGACCGGCTCCTCCAGGTCGAACCAGTCCTCCGGGTCCAGCGTCAGGCAGATGTCGGCCAGCTTCTCGTGGATCATGCGATCCGCGTAGGGCATCACCTCCTGCTTGAGGCCGGGCTTGTGCGTGACCGCGTCCTTCACGCGGCGCCAGGCGAAGTACCGCTCCTCGAACGCGCTGAAGCTGGTGCCCAGGCGGTGGCCGGCGTCGAGGAACCAGGTCTGCCCCCACAGGTCGCGCAGCCCGTTCGGGCTCGGCGTGCCGGTCAGGTTGATCCAGTTCATCACCTCGGTGTGCGCCACGCGCGCGAGCGCCTGTGCGCGCACGCCGCCCTGGCGCAACCGGAAGTTCTTCAGCTTGGTCGACTCGTCGGCCACGATCGTGGCGAACGGCCAGGCGCCCGGCTTGTAGCGCTTGAGCAACCAATCCAGGTTCTCGTAGTTCATCGTGAACACGGGCCGGTCCTGACGCAGCGCGGCGGCGCGCTCGGCGTCGGTGCCGGTGACCGACACGACGTCGAGCCCGGACAGGTGGTCCCACTTCGCCGGCTCGTCGGTCCAGACGTGCTGCGCCACGCGCAGCGGGCCGAGCACCAGCGTCGGCCGATCCTCGCCCCACACGTTGTGCATGTGGTCGAGGAACGTCTCGACCAGCACCGTCTTGCCCATCCCAGGCTTCGCCCACAGCGCGCAGCGGCGGTGGTCGCGGAAGTGCTGCATCGCCAGAGGGGCGAAAGCGCGGGGCTCGTAGTGGCGACGGGTCAAGCCAGGTCCCCGAAGCGTTGCTGCAGCTCGTGCTGCTTGATCCAGGCCTGCACCTCGCGCGCCACCTCGACGTAACGGCGACTCGGTGTTTGCGTAGCCTCCTGGCCCGGCCGGTACGCCGCCCACACCTTGTTGCGCAGCGCCTGCGGTAGGCGATACCAGTGCGGCCGGCAGCCCCAAGCGGCCGGCGCGACTTGCTTGTCGCAGCCAGGCCAGTGGCAGTGGTGGTCGCGGTGCCCGGTCTTCGCGATCTCGGTGCGAACGTGATCCGCCTTGCTCACGCCAGATCCCCAAAGGCTTCGGCCAGCACGTACTCGCGCCAGACCGACTTGGTTGTCTCGCCCAGCTGGTCCCAGGATGGGCAGTGCGGGCGGCTCGGCCGCGCGTCGTACATGGCGCGGGCCGCTTCCTCGATCTCGCGTTCGGTCACCGCGACAGCTCCAGCGCGACCAGTGACGCGAGGACAGCGGCGACGAACGCCACGCCGGCCAGATGCGGTAGGCGCAGGCGGTGGGCCACCGACATCACCAGGGCGGCCAGCAGCGCGAGGGCGGTGAAGGCGGCGCTCATTCGTCCGCCTTGGAGCAGAGCCACAAGATCAGGAACAGACCGCCGACCACGCCGACGATGTTGGCGAGCATGAACAGCAGCGCGCTCACAACCACGCCTCGCCGTCGCCACCCCATTGCAGCAGCTGCTCGACCTGGGCCTTCGTCCACAGCACGACGACGCGCTGGCCGAGGGCGCGCATGCGCTCGTGCTCCCGTTCCTGCGCGCGCTCGTGCGCGTTCATCGGGAACAGGTGGCCGGTGTCGGGGTGCTTCACTTCGACCCACCACGCGTTGTTGAACACGCCGCGCCCGGGGCCTGGGTCGGGCAGCAGCACCAGGCGGTCGGGCGCGTTGCGCCGGCCGACCCACTGCACCTTGCGCACCTCGCCGCCGAGCGCCTTGGTGCCCTTGACCAGGTACTTCTCGATGTCGGCTTCTTTCATGCGACGGGTTCCTCCATAGGTTCCTCGGCCTGCTGCAGCGTGGGCACTGGCGGGCGCGATGTCTTCGGGGGCTGCGGCAACGGCAGCGGCAACGGCAGCGGCTGACGCCACCGCGGGCAGCGGCTGAGCGGGTGCGGCCCGTGGCACAGGGGGCAGGTGGAGTTCAAGCCCATGTGCCCCTCCCCCCCCGCGTGTCACGGCGCATCGCCTCGTACGCCGCCCACGGGGATAGGAGGCTGTACCCGCAGAAGGTGCCGATGGGCGTGACCCACTGGCACTGCCACACGCCGTCCAGGCGCACAAGGTGCGGCTTTTGCGACGACAGCACGAGTAGTCGGGGCGGCGGGCACATGGTCAGAGCCCCTGCAGGAACCGGCGACCCTGCGCCCGAACTGCCCTGCGCCGGCCGTTGATCGCGGCGTCCACCTCGTCGACCGTGACGCGGCCGCGCTGCAGGCCGAACGACACGATCCCGGGCAGGATGGTCGGGGTCTCCTGGAAGCGGGGCGTGTAGCCCGGCAGGCGCTTGACCTTGACGCCGGGCGGCACGGTGGCCGGCGTGGCGGCGTTCCAGACGGGGCGGAACCCGTCATCGGTGGCGCGTGCGCGGTCGTCCTCGGCCTTGGCAGTGTTCAGCGCGATGACGAACGCGTCGCGCATCTCCAGGCGCAGGAAGTAGCGCACCGTCTTCGGGCCGAGCTTGGCGGCAAACAGCTTGCCGGCGCGCACGCGCCGGTACAGCGTCTTTGCTACGGTGGCGCGTGACTCGTGCGGCAGCTCGGCCGGCGACACGCCGATCGTGCGGGCGGCCATCGATTCGATGCGGGCGGCGAGGTTCATGCGATCTCCTGGCAGTGGCGAATGGCGGCCTCGAGGCTGTCGAACGACAGACCGTCCACAAGGTAGCGGCGCTCGCGGATGACGACGCTGCTGCCAATGTCGACGGCCAAGTCCTTCAGCAGCTCCAGCTGCGGGTTGGCGACGGGTGCGATGCTCAGATGACTCAGGTCGAGCGGGTCGGCGTTCACGGGGTTCCCTCCTTCAGGGTGTGTTGACCAAACAGTGCATGCAGTGTAGCACGCGCTAAAGGCCAACAACCGTCAGTAAGGAACTTTTGTAGAAACTTTTACACTTTGCTCGGCCGCCTGCTCGGCAGCGGCGCGCTTCAGCGCGATCAGCATCTTGTTGAAGTCGTTCAGCGCCGAGGCGGCGTGATACCACAGCGGCTCGCTGAAGGGCACCTTCAGCCCGAGTGGGTGCGGCACCTGGATTGGCTGGTCCGGGTCGTCGCCGTTCAGCTCGCAGAGGATGCGCGCGGCGCGCTCCAGCGGCTTCAGGTGCTCCTTGTCGAAGCTGATGTTCACGGAGGGCGGGGGCGTGCTCATGGTCAGTCCTTTCGGTAGCGGTAGGTCTCGAAGCCGGCGGCCGCGAGCGGGAGTCCCTTGGCCCAGGGCGGGTTGCGCACGAGCATGGCGGCCAGCGCGTCAGAGTTGAACTCGGGGCTGTCCTCGGGCTCGGTGATCACTTCGTCATGCACGCTCAGCACGATCGGGTAGTCGGCCGCCTCGATCGCTGGCATGTTGTGCGCCATGATGTCGCGGCTGGCGGCCTGGTCAGCGTTCTCGATCAGCTTGCCGCCATAGGTCTTGATCCGGCACCACTGGCGCGTGTACTGGTTGACGCCCATGTAGGTGATCTGCCCCTTGTCGTCGACCTTCGGCTGCAGGTAGCAGAGGTAGCGGCCCGACGGCAGGCGCATGCGCAGCCAGGCGCCGTCGCGCTGCACCGCCAGGTGCGCGCCGATGTCGAACGTGATGCCGGGGTTCTCGATCGCGTTGACCACCTGCTCCTTGGCCTGGGCCCACAGCTTGACGGTCTCGGGGTGCGCCTCTCGCCACATCGCTTTCAGCGCCTCGCAGGCCACGAACACGTTGCGCTCGAGGCCGAACGTGCTGCGGCCCTTCTTGACGGTCCACTCGTAGACCCCGTAGGCGGCGGCCAGCGCGGCCTTCGGTGCGCTGCGATGCACAGCGTCGGCCATCTTCGCCAGGTCCATGTTGTAGACCGCGGCGAAGGTCAGGAACGCGCCGACGCCGCCCTCGTAGCCGAGGCCCAGCTCCTGCACCTTGCCGATCTGGCGCATGTCCTTCGTGACGTCACGCGGGTCGACGTTGAAGCTGCGCGCGTAGGCCAGCTTATACATATCGTGGCCCTCGCCGCGATCGAACGCGGCGAACGCGTCGAGCTTCCACTGCTCGCCGGCCAGGAACACCAGCATGCGGCCTTCGATGTTGGACAGGTCGGCCGCCACCAGCTTGCGGCCGGGTGCGGCGACGATGCACCCGCGGATCGCGTTCGCGGTCAGCTGCATGACGTCGTCGAACACCACGTCGGCCACGCCGGCCTTCAGCGCGGCGACGCCCAGCTCCTGCTGCTCGCCGTCGAAGTCCGGCGTCGGGCGCGGCATGTTTTGCGGCTGGAAGATGCGGCCGGCCCAGCGCAGCGTGCGCTGCGCGCCGCCGAACTGCAGCGTGTTGCGCAGGCGGCCGTCGGCGCTGGTCGCGTTCACCGCGGCCTTGTACTTCGCGGTCGACGCCTTCGTCGCCTCCAGGCGGATGCTGATCAGCAGCTTCACGCCATCGGGCAGGTTGGGGTCTTCGAGCCGGCGGCGCAGCGTGTCGGCCTGCATGTCGGGCAGCGCGACGCCGTGCTCGGCCAGGATGAAGGCCAACAGGTCGTCGCGCTTGCTCGGGCCCGACACCAGACCGTCGGTCTCGTCGACCACCTCCTGCTTCAGGCGCGCCTGCTCGACCGCCACCGCCTCGATCGCGGCGTTCGCCAGGTCCAGGTCGACGGCGAACCCGCGGTCGTTGATCCGCTGGTCGAGGTGCCACAAGGCCAGCTCGCGGTGGCCCGCGTTCATCCACGGCTCGCCGTTCGGCGCGTAGGGGCTGGTCGGCGGCTTGTAGTTCCAGCTCGGCAGCGCCTTATCGATCGCGCGCATGGACACGATGTCCTGGCGGCTGTACGCGAGGAACTCGGCCCACTCGGCCGGGTGCGTCTCGCGCGTCGCGCGGCGCAGCTTCTGGTTCTTCGGGCGCGGCTTGCAGAACAGCTGAATAAGCTCCTTGCCGCGCTTGTCCTTCAGCTCGCCCTCGCCCAGGCCCAGCGCCTCGCCGACCTTGCCGAGCGCGCCTGGCAGCCCGTGGCAGTAGGCCTTGACCATCGTGTCGCGCCAGCGCTCGACCGGCACGTCGAGGCCCCAGCAGTGGCGCAGCAGCGTCCGGTCGAAGTGGCTGTTGTGGGCGATGACGGTGACGGTGGGGCTCGCAAGATGACCGTGCAGGTTAGGCGATGCGGCGCCGTGCGGGTGGCGGGTCAGGTCTTCGACGACAGGCTCACCGTCGTCAAGCGCCCACTGGGCGACGATGATCTCGGTGCTCGGGTGCTCGGCGTAGCGGTGCGTCCCCGCGGTGCGGAGATCGGCCTCGCTGTAGGTCTCGCAGTCTAACCAGAGGATTGTCATTCGTGTGTTGGTGCGGGCTCTGCCCCCGCGTGCCGGCTTGCGTACCGGGGCCTACCTATCTCAGGCGAAGTCGCCCGCGTCCGCGCCGCTCGTCGCCGGCTCGAACTCACTGGCGGCCGCCACGCGGGCACCACCGAACGAGTCGCCGTCGTTGAAGAACTGCACGCCGCCCAGGCTGGCGAACACGCCCTTGCGCTTCGGGTCGGTGTTGACGTACATGCCGATGCGGGCGTTGACGTAGCACCCGCTGTACAGCACGCCGTCGCTCTCGACGACGGGATTGCACGCTTGGTTCAGCGTGGTCGGGCGCACGGTGTTCTTCGCGGACACGTACTTGTTGTCCGCGTAGCCATCGCGTACCTCGCCGGCCTTGTTCTTCTTCTTGTTGCCATCGCGGATCGACTTCTGGTTCGGGACCAGGTCGTCGAACCACTCCTTGGCCTTCGCCTTGTCGCCCTTGAACGCCTCGGCGCACAGGTCGCCCTGCACGGCGGCGATCGTGGTCGGCAGCCACTTGCCGTCGACCAGCTTCAGCACCTTGGTGTCCGGGGTGATGATGAAGTCGGACCCGTACTTCTCGACCTGGCCTTCCTCGAAGGCCGACTTCTTCCAGAGGCCTTGCGCGAACGCCAGGCGGCAATTGTCCAGTCTCAGTTCCATGCCCATGTGCGGTGCTCCTTGCTTTGCGGTTGGGGTTAGGCGATGTCCGGCAGAACTTCAAAGTCACCCGCGATCGGCCGGACGGCGATAGCGGGACGGGGATCGTCGGCGGGCGCGACGTGCGGCTTGCCTTCAGCTTGCGTGACCAGCTTCTGCAGCTTGGTCCACTGACGCGGGCCGATCACGCCGGCCTTCGCCAGCTTCTCGGCGGCCGGCGGGGTGATCAGCTTCAGGTCGTACATCTCCTCGACCTTCAGGCGCATCGCCTTCAGCTCGGCGGAGGCCTGCTCGGTGTCGGCCCAGGCGCGGTTGCCCCGCTTGCCCTGCACGATCTTCAGGTTGCGGAACTGCGTGCCGCTGTGCGCGCGGCGCTCGATCTCGGCCAGGACCGCCTTCGTCCACTCGACGATCATGTCGAGCTTCGGGTAGACCGCGTCGAGCCAGGCGTCGTCGGTGACCGACAGGTGCTCGCTCAGCTTCTTGATGGGCGGAAGTACCTCGAACTCCGAGGGGCTCGCCGGGACCACTTGAAACATCGGCTCGACGGCCGCCCCCCGCGCGGCGGGGCAGGTGGCCTTGGCGCGGCAGAACTTGCAGCTCTTGTCGTTGGGCGACAGGAACGTCGACGGCCAGCTGGGCAGCGTGCGGTCGAACTGCTCGGCCTGGCGGCGGCGCCTCACCGCCGGGATCGCGACGGTCTCGGCCCACACCCACAACTCCTGCACGGTCAGCCGGTAGGTGCTCGGCTCGTCGTTGATGCGCGGCTGGCTGATTGCGAGCAGCACGTCGTCGAACGGGCCCAGCGCGTCGCCGATCGCGGCCAGCAGACCGAGCGCGTAGAGCGCCAGCTGCATGTTGGGACCGTCGGCGCTGCCGGCGCGCACCTCGACCCCGCGGCCGTACTTGTAGTCGAGCACGACCAGCGTCGAGCCGCGGATGCCGGCGATGTCCAGCGTGCCCCAGGCCTCGGCCTCCTCGACGTCGAGGTAGGCGCTGTAGTTGACCTTTTGGTCCGACAGCAGCATGCCGTCGCCGACCAGCTCCTTGATGTGGCCGATGGCGGTCTGCACCGCGTCGGCCATCTCCTGGGTCACCTCGAACGTGCGCTCGCCGACGGGGATGCGCCGGCCGAGGTAGGCCGAGGCGGGCCGGTCGTTCTCGACGGCCCACTTCAGCACCAGGTGCGCAGCGGTGCCCTCGTCGGCGTACTCGCTCGACTTGTCGGGCAGCCCGCGCTGCATCACCGGGCGGCCGGGGCAGAGGGCGTCGGCCTCGAAGTTCGAGGCGCTGTACTTGCTGTGGGCTTCGGTCACGACGACAGCGCCTCCGCGACGAACAGCAGGAACATGCGGCGCACATGGTTGCTGACACGGGTCGCGTACCACCCGGCGTCGATGTGCTCGCGGTAGACCTTCCTGAACGCGTCGTTGGACTGCAGCCAGTTGGAAAGGCTCCAGGGTTCTGCGGGGAGGCGGCCCAGCGCGGCCTTGCGCACCTCGTTGGCGATCGTCTTGTTAGCCACGATGTGCCCTCCGGTTGCGGGCGACGTTGCGGGCGACGTTGCGAGCCTTCAGCGCACCGCGCTGAGCGGCCCGCGTGCCGCCGTTGTTGTGACGCACCCCCTTACCCTTGCCGCGCGATCGGTAGACCGGCAACGCGGCCAGCGCGGCATCGCGGGCCACGCTGGGCCCGGGTGGGTGCGCCTTGATCACCTCGGCGACCGCGCGGAACGCGGCCTCGATCGCGCGGAACGCGGCCTCGACACGGTGGAAGGCGCGCTGCGTGCCGCGGGGCGGGGGCGGGGGCGGCACCGGGAAGTCGGTGTTGCCAACGGCGCGACCGGCTCGCAGTTCCTTGCCCGCCTGGCGCCGGCCGAGGCACTTGACCATCAGCCGGTGCGCCCGCTTCTCGTCAGACGCGACGCGCAGCAGGGGGTGTCCCATCTCAGGCCACCTCGGCTTCGGCGTTGGTGGCGGCCTCGACGCGGGCCAGCGCGTCGGCGTAGCGGTCGGCCGCCAGCTCCTTGAACGAGCCGACGTTCAGCTCCTGCAGCAGCTCCATGACCTTCTTCTTGTTCTTCGCGGCGAGCGCGAACACCGCCTTCTGCAGGGTCGGGTACTCGACCGCGGGCGCCGGGGCGGCGGGCTTCGCGGCTTTGGCCGGCTTCGACGCGGGGGCCGACGGGCTGTCCGGGCGCGGCGTGCCGGCCAGGTCGGCGGCAGCGTCGCCTTGCGACAGGACGACGGGCTGCGGGCCCAGGCGCGCGATCAGCTCCTCGATCGTCGCGAATTGCAGGGTGACGGTGATCATGTGCGGTCAGCTCCTTAGCTGGTGGTTGGGGATATCGCAGCGTGCAGTATAGCAGACGCTACAAGCGGACTGAGCGGGCGCTACAGGCACGCCGACGACGCGGCGCACTCGACGCGCGGGGTCGCCACGTCGTGCTGGGCGAAGTCCTCCGGGTCGCCGCCACCGCAGCCGGTGCAGGCGACCACGAGCAGGACGAGCGACGCGAAGTAGGCCAGCCAGAACTTGCCGGCGTAGGTCAGGCGGGGCCGGCGCGCGACGAGCTGCACGCAGGTGCCCAGCCAGGCCTTGGGGTTGTCACGGTAGGCGCGGTGGTTGATCATGATTGCTCCTTGGTGGTGGTTGCGGGCTCGAACTTCCACTGCGTGCCCGCCATCAGCGGCTCGCTGTTCTTGAGTTCGTCCTCGGTGGTGTCCACCAGGCGCTCCGACCACATCCAGCCGCAGGCGCGGCAGCGGTAGTGCAGGGTGCGGCCCAGTGCGCCCATCGGCTCGTTGTCCTCGTAGCAGCAGACGTCGCGCATGGCGGCTGCGTTGCTGTCGTCGTTGTGTGCCATGCTGGTTTCCATCTTCGGACTCCGGGTTGATCAAACAGTGCAGCCATTTGAGCACACGCTAAAGACCTTGTCAAGCGCAGGGCCAGACTGTTACATCTGGCCTTGCCTACCCGCGGGCCGCGAGCAGACCGTGGACGAACGCGCGGTCGAGTTTGCCGCCGGCCATGCGCGCGTGGTTGTAGCCTTTGAGGCGCGCACACCGTACGGTAGCGCACATAGTGTTCCGACGCGCACCGAAGCCCCTTCTTAGCGGAAGGTATACTGACGCCTGCGATATCCCCCACAAGTGGTCCCCCAAATGAAACAAATCGAGTTCGACTACGATGACCTGACACCTGAGCAGCAAACGGTGTACCTGAAGGCAGCGCAGCGCCTGCTAAACGAGGCGCCCACCGATGACGACGAGCCGAGCGCCTGCGCCGCGTGCGGGCACGAGCCGCCCAGCCACGCGAGCTGGTGCCCGATCGGCGCGGAGCTGCCGCCCTTGTGAGCGGCGCCCAGTGGGGCGCGTCCGCCACTGACTGGACGCACTTCGCCAGGACGCTGTGCCTGGAGGCCGATCTGCTGCCGATCGTGGCAGACCCGTCGGCCAAGGCCAGCGAACTATCCAAGATCACGGACCCCGGCAAGGTCCCCTCGCGCTTCAATGGCGCGGGCGAGATGGTGGGCATCCCGAAGTGGACGCAGCACCAGGCCACCGACAAAGACATCGGGCGCTGGTCGAAGGACAGCCGCCTGGGCATCTGCGTGATCGCGCGCCAGTGCAAGGCGATCGACATCGACATCGCCGACCCGGTGATCGCGGCCGAGGTGCGCGAGTTCATCACGATGGGTGCGGGCGCGCTGCCTATCCGGCGGCGGCCCAACAGCGGCAAGTGCCTGCTGGCCTTCCGCCTGCCCGTCGACTTCCCCAAACGCGTGATCAAGACCGCGCACGGGATCATCGAGCTGCTGAGCGAGAAGCAGCAGTTCGTCGCGGTGAGCACGCACCCGAGCGGCGTGCGCTACGAGTGGGTCGACACCGACGGCGTGATCGGCCTGCCAGCCGAGCTGCCCGAGCTGACGATGGCCGAGCTGGACATCGTATGGCAGGCGCTGATCGACAAGTACGCGCTGCCCGACGGCGCGCGCACCGAGCGCAACGGGCTCGTGCCGGTGAAGCCTCGCCAGGTCGAGGACATGCAGGACGCGATGGTGACCTGGCTCGAGGAGAACGGCTGGGTCACCGGCTTCGAGCGCGACGGCCGCGTGAACGTGCGCTGCCCCTGGGAGGACGAGCACACCACCGACACCGGGCCCAGCGCCACCACCTACTTCCCGGCCGGCGTCGGTGGGTTCGCCACGGGCAACTGGCGATGCCTGCATAGCCACTGTGCCGATCGCACCATCGGCGACTTCCAGGAGGCCAGTGGCTACATCGCCAGCGGCTTCGAGGTGGTCGAGTCTGTAGCAAATGCTCAAGGCGTGGTGGCGCAGCCGCTGCCGCCGTTCACGCGCGCACGCAACGGCCAGATCGAGCCCGTGATCAACAACGTGCTGGCCGCGCTGCGCCGGCCCGACGTCTGCGGCATGCGGATCGGGCTCGACGACTTCAAGGCGGCGCTGATGTGCTGCCCCAAGGGTGAGGGCGAGTGGCGCCCGTTCGAGGACGCCGACTACCCGCGGCTCGCGTCGCGCCTCGAGCAGGGCGCCAACGGCTTCAAGGCGATCGAGAAGGCCCGGCTGCGCGACGCGCTCACGCTGGTAGGCCAGGAGAACCGATTCGACAGCGCGGTGGAGTGGGTCAAGCGGCTCGAGTGGGACGGCTTGCCGCGGATCGAGCGGTTCTTCGCCGACTACTTCGGTGCCACGGACACACCGTATGCGGCCGCGGTGGGCCTCTACACCTTCACCGCGCTCGCAGGGCGCGCGCTGGTGCCGGGCACCAAGGCCGACATGGTGCCGGTGCTGATCGGCCCCCAGGGCGCCGGCAAGACCACGGGCGTGCGCGCCCTGGCCCCGCACCTGGACATGTTCACCGAGGTGTCGCTCGACGTGCGTGACGACGACCTGGCCCGCAAGATGCGCGGCACGCTGGTCGGCGAGATCGGCGAGCTGCGCGGCCTGGGCACGCGTGACGAGGAGGCGATCAAGCAGTGGGTCACGCGCACCCACGAGGAGTGGACCCCGAAGTACATGGAGTACACCACGCGCTTCGCCCGGCGGCTGGTGTTCTTCGGGACCGCCAACCGCGACGAGTTCCTGGTCGACGACACCGGCAACAGACGGTGGCTGCCGCTGCATGTGGGCGAGGTAATGGTCGCCGCCATCGAGCGTGACTGCGAGCAGCTGTGGGCCGAGGGCCGGGTGCTGTTCGAGCGGCGCGGCGTGGCCTGGCAGGAGGCGCACGAGCTGGCCCAGGCCGAGCACTACAAGTTCAGGGTCAACTCGGGCGAGGTGTGGACCGAAGCGGTGCGCGTCTGGCTGTCGAGCGACACGATGGACGGGGACCGCGGCACGCCGCGCGGGCTGGGTTGGTTCACGCTGCGCGAGGTGGCGGCGGGGGCGCTCGGGATGGACCTGCAGCGGGTCGCGATGCGCGATGAGCATCGAATCGGCAAAGTTTTGCGTGGTCTCGGCTGCGAGAAGACCGAGACGTCAATCGGCGGAATTAAGCGCAAAGCGTGGACGACGCGTGGCGCGCTCCGCGATGAGCTGGAAATCGCCACCCTAGTGTGAGAGGGGTGGGAGAGGGGTGGCGAGCTAAGTGCTTATCGCTGTTAACTAATTAGCTTCATCCACCCCTCCACCCCTAAAAAAGTCAGGCATATGACGAGATATGTAACCATTTGTAACAATCCTATATAGGGCGCTCTGTTACACAACTTGGGAAAGGTACAGACCCCCTGGGGTGGAGAGGTGGAGGGGGTGGAGACGATGACCATGCAAAAAACTGCACACACGGTAACTGGCTCGCTGGTCTCGGTCAACGAGCGGGGTCAGCGCGTCGGCGAGTCGCACCCCCGGTCACGGTTGACCGACGTCGAGATCGACACGATGTTCGCGATGCACAAGCGCGGCTGCACGATCGCCGAGATCGCCCGGTGGTTCGGTCGCAGCAAGTCGCATGTGTGGGGTATCCTGCGCCACCGGAAGCGCAACCAGCTGGCAGTGGTGTGGAAGCGTTCGCATGCCCGCGGTCCGCGGCCCTAGATTCGCGCCATGACTCCCAACTGGGTCGTCCCCTTCCTTCGCGCGCTCGCTGTCGGCTGCACGGTAGTCGACGCGTGTGCGCACGCCGGCATCTCGTCGGCCTCGGCCTACAACCTGCGCAAGACCGACGCGGACTTCGCCGAGGCCTGGCGCCTGGCGCTCGAGGACAGCACCGACGAGCTGGAGCGCGTGGCGCGCAGCCGCGCCATCCACGGCACCCAGGAGCCGGTCGTGTACCAAGGGCAGCTGACCCCGGTCTTCGAGCGCGACGAGAACGGCGACATCGTGATGGACGAGCGCGAGGTGCCGGGCGTGAACAAGGACGGCGAGCCTGTGGTCCGCGTCGAGCAGGTGCCTCGCCAGGCGCGCAACCCCGACGGCTCGCTGCGGTGGCTCACGATCACTAAGCACGACAACGGGCTGCTGCAGTTCATGCTGAAGGGCCGTCGCAAGGACGTGTTCGGCACCGATCGCACCGAGGTGACGGGGCGTGATGGCGCCCCGCTGCAGGTGGACGACGTGGCGCGCCGTGCGCGGATCGCGGCCATCGTGGCGGCGGCCCAGGACCGGGCGAAGCTGGCGTGATCCGCCGCCTGTACCACGCCATTCGCTACTGGCTGTTCGGCTGTCCGGGGCGCAACCCGGTATGCCCATGCCAGGACGGCGACGCATGCCACTACCGGGACGCGGCTGACGGCACCAAGGCCTGGCCACTGCCGCAGTGACTACCGCCACCGACTGGGAGGCGGCCCTCACCGAGGAGGAGCGCGCCGAGCTGGACGGGCTGGTGGGCCTCGAGCTGGCAGCTGTTCGCTGGTTCCCGCTGCAGGGCCCGCAGATGATGGCGCGTGACAGCCTGGCCGACATCACCGGCTACGGTGGCGCGGCCGGTGGCGGCAAGACCGACCTGATCGCTGGCCTGGTGCAGGACGAGACACGCCACGAGCGCGCCCTGATCGTGCGCCGCGAGAAGGCACAGACCGAGGGCGTGATCCAGCGCCTGCAGGAGATCGTCGGCAGCACCGACGGCTTCAACTCGCAGAAGGCGATCTGGCGCGTGCCTGGCGGCGCGCTCACCGAGTTCGCCGGCCTGGACAACCCCGGCGATGAGCGACGCTGGCAGGGTCGCCCGCACGACCTGAAGGCCTTCGACGAAGTCACCGAGATGCGCGAGCAGCAGGTGCGCTTCGTGATGGGCTGGCGCCGCACGAACAACCCAGCGCTGCGGGCTCGCGTGCTGATGACCTTCAACCCACCGACCACGACCGAGGGCCGGTGGGTGATCGACTTCTTCGGCCCCTGGCTCGACAAGAAGCACCCGCTGTACCCCACGCTGCCAGGCGCGCTGCGCTGGGCCGCCATGATCCCGGACGACCGCGGTGGCAGCAAGGACCGATGGGTCGAGGACGGCCGGCCGTTCGTGCTGATCGACGGCGAGCCCTGCTACGAGTTCGACCCCTCGGCCTACAGGCCCGAGCAGATCATCACCCCGCTGTCGCGCACGTTCATCCCGGCGCGGCTGACCGACAACCCCTACTACATGGCGACGGGCTATATGAGCGTGCTGCAGAACCTACCCGAGCCGCTGCGCTCGCAGATGCTGAACGGCGACTTCCTGGCCGGCACCGAAGACGACGTGTGGCAGCTGATCCCGACCGCGTGGGTCGAGGCCGCCCAGGCGCGGTGGCGCAACCGCTCGCCCAAGGGCGAGATGCTGTGCATTGGCGCCGACATCGCCCGCGGCGGCAAGGACAACACGATCCTGTTCCCGCGCCACGCCGGCATGTGGTTCGACGTACCGCGCCAGGAGCCTGGCACGGCCACGCCAAACGGGCAGGCGGTGGCCGGCCTGGTGGTGGCTCTGCAGCGCGACAGCGCGCCGATCGCCATCGACGTGATCGGAGTCGGCTCGAGCCCGTACGACACGCTCAAGGGCATGAGCTTCCAGGTGCTGGGCGTGAACGTGGGCGTGGCGGCCGACTCGACTGACAAGTCGGGCATGCTGCAGTTCTTCAACCTGCGCACCCAGCTCGGGTGGAAGCTGCGCGAGGCGCTGGACCCAGGCAACGACACCGGCATCGCGCTGCCGCCCGAGGAGCTGTGCCCGGGCCTGCTGCGTGAGCTGACCACGCCGAAGTGGTCGGTGCAGGGCAGGGTGATCCGTGTGGAGTCGCGCGACGACATCATCACCCGGCTGAAGAAGTCGCCCGACCTGTTCAGCGCGCTGTGCCTGGCGAACATGGACATCCCGAAGGTCAGCGTGCTCGAGGCGGCCAACGCGCGCCGCGACGTGCTGGCCTACGACCCCTTCGCCAGCCTGCCCCGGGCCGAGATGGACATCAACGCCTACGACCCGATGGCCCGGATGTAGCGTTCGCTTGCGGGCTTGAGCGGCCGCTACAGTGCGGCTTGAATCCCCAAGTCTGCCCGCAGGAGCACGCGCATGGCCGTTCAGCCAACGAACATCAACACCGGCAACTCGCGATCCCTGGTCGTGCAGTGGTCTGGCCTGGCGGCCGACGAAGCTGGCGACCCGATCCCGTTCAGCCAGTACACCGACAAGTCGGTGCAGGTGGGCGGCACGCTCGGCGGCGCCGCTGTCCGATTGCAGGGCAGCAACGACGGGACGAACTGGTTCACGCTGACCGACCCCCAAGGCAACCCGCTGTCGTTCTCGAGCCCCGGGCTCGAGGCGGTGAGCGAGGCCACGCGGTTCGTGCGGCCTGCCGTGGTCGGCGGGGCGGCTGCCTCGGTCGACGTCTACCTGCTGTGCAAGGAGTGAACATGGAACTGTCCGAAGCTGCCGACGAGGCACGCCGCCTGCTGCGCGGGTTCAAGGCCTTCGACCAGGTGGCGGCCGCGCTCGATCGCGCCGCGTCGATTGAGCAGTCGATGGCCGAACACCAGGCGGCTATCGCCAAGGCCCGGGTCGAACTCGACAACGTGCGCGCCGACGTCGTGCATGCCAAGGAGCTGGGCGACAAGGAGCGCGAGGCTGCGCTGGCTGACGTGCACAACGCGATCGAGGGCGCCAAGGTCAAGGCCGCCGCGATCGTGGCCGAGGCTGACGCGCTTGCTACGCGGATGGGGACGGAGCTGGGCGAGGACGTGCACGACGCCGAGCAGGCACGCGACGCCGCGTTGGCCGAGCGCGACGCCGCCGAGAAGCGCCGCGACGAGCTCAAGGTGGAGGTGGAGGCGCTGGAAGCGCGCCTGGCCGCCGCCGAAGCGGCGAAGGTCGCTGCGCTGAAGGGAGCGTGACATGGCAAACGCTCTCTACCCGAAGTGGAAGGAAGCGCTAATCCAGGCCACCGCCAACTCGGCGCTGAATGGCTCGGGCACCACAGGCGTTTACGCCGTGCTGGTCGACACCGGCACCTACACGTACAACGCTGCGCACGAGTTCTACTCGAGCCTGTCGGGCCTGGTGGGCACCGAGCAGGAGATCGGGGCAACGAAGTCCTACACCAACGGGGTGCTCGACGGTGCCGACGTGACGTTCCCGACGGTGTCGGGCGCGACGTGCGAGGCACTGGTCATCTTCGTCAAGAACGCGGGCGCCAACACGACCTGGCGGCTGGTGGCGTACATCGACACGGGTGTCACGGGTCTGCCGGTCACGCCGAACGGCGGCAACATCAGCGTCACCTGGAACGCGTCCGGCATCTTCGGACTGTAAACCGTGGCTCACATCCGCGAGCCACGCGTCCTCGAGACGACGACCACGACAGGGACCGGCGCGCTCACGCTCGCTGGCGCCGTGACGGGCTATCGGACATTCGCCTCCGTGATGGCGGCGAGCGACACCTGCATCTACTACATCGAGGGGATCGACGGTAGCGGCAACGCGACGGGCGAGTACGAGGCCGGCATCGGCACGTTCAACACGACGCTGACGCGCACGACCGTCCTGCGGTCGAGCAACAGCAACAACGCCGTGACGCTGTCGGCCGGCACCAAGCGCGTGGGCATCACGTTCTTCGAGCTGGGCACGCTGTCGCCCGCGCAGATCACGTCCAACCAGAACGACTACAACCCGACCGGGCTGGACTTCTGCACGACGCTGCGCCTGACGACCGATCAACCTCGCCGGATCGGCGGGCTGCAAGGCGGCTATGACGGCCGCCAGATCGAGATTCAGAACGTCAACACGATCAGCGGCGAGGGCATCATCATCCTCAACGCCGAGGACACGGCGTCCACAGCGGCGAACCGCTTCGCGATCGACAACGACCTGATCTTCGAGCCCGGCCAGGGCGGCATCTTCACCTACGACGGCACGTCGCAGCGCTGGCGCTGCTCGGCCGTGCGTCGTAAGTTCACGGGGGACACCTTCCGCCTCGCGCCGTTCTACTGCACCGACTTCCTCGGCGCAACCGGCGCCGATACCGGCGAATCGTCCTACGCGATTTGGGACCTGTCGCTGATCGGGACCGGCCCCGCCCAGGCCAAGGTGGCGGGGCTCGGGACGCACCCGGGCATCATCTCGCTGACCAGCGGGACCACGGCCAACAGCGGCGGGTACATCCGCTCCGACATTACGGCGATCATGCTCGCGGGCGGGGAGGTAGCCGAGTTCGTGTTCCGCACGCCAGCGGTCTTCACGAACACGACGATCCGCATGGGCTTCATTGACACGGCCACGAGCGCCGATTGCGTCGATGGCGCCTACATCGAGCTGCCCGGATCGGGTGCCGCGGTCGGCAAGACCAGCAACAACAGCACGCGCACGACCAGCGCGACGATCGCCACACTGTCCGCTTCGACGTGGTATCGCGCTCGCGTGGTTGTCAACCGCGGCGCGACGGCAGTCGACTTCTACATCTTCGATGAAGCGGGCAACCAGCTCGGCACGGTGAACAACGCCGCCAACATCCCGACGACGGCGGGCCGCGTAACGGGGCACGGAATCATCGCCACCAACTCCGGCACGTCCGCCACGCTGATGCTGTGGCTCGACTACATGTCGATGGAGTGGACTAAGGCGCTGCTGTAAGCGGAGGCGCGATGGCTGCCTCCCTCAACCTCGGCTCGACGCCAGTCCCCGCTGGCGAGCGCGTCTTCACGATCGACAACCTGCCGGTCAACTCGGACGGCTTCGAGCTGCGCGTGGGCATCGGCCCGTCGTGGCTCGCAGCCGTGGGCACCCTGTTCTCGCTCAAGCTGGAGATCGCGCTCGACGGCGTGAACTTCCGCGAGTGGTTCACCACGACCGTGCCCGGCGGGCCCTTCCTCACCAAGGAGGGTGTGCAACTGGCCGAGTGGTCGCTGCGCGGAACGTGGCCCGGCGTGCACGACGGCAGCGCGAACCGGATGGGCCGGCGCATCCTGCGCGGCACCGACCTGCGCATCACGCTCACCGTGGCGCAATCCTTCACCGCCTCGTCGGTGATCTTCCGCACGGTGTGACATGGCAGTCGCATACCGCGCCGACGCTGGTGGGCTAACAGTCAGCGGCGCCTCGACGGCGCAGAACCTCTCGTTCCCCGGCACGCAGCCGGTCGCGGGCGACCTGGTCGTCGCTGGCGGCGGCTGGTATGTCGGTACCCTCGCGACGCGGACCATCACCGACAACCAGGGCGGCGGCACCTACGCCATCGCGCGGGTGCAGGACGAAGAATCCGGCTCGACGACGCAGCCGATCGCGGCCGGCATTGCGGGCGTCTGGTATCGCGAGAACATCACCAACGCCGGCACCTTCACGCTGACGTTCGACACCGACCAGAACCCCGCTGGCGTCTACTACGCCTGCTCGGCCATCGCGTTCTCGGGGGTGGCGACGAGCGGCGCGCTCGACGTGGTCGCATCGGCCTTCACGGCGGACGTCGATCAGGCGTCGCAGGGCACCGGCACCACGGGGTCGAAGGCCAATTCCGACTCCGTGGCGATCACGGCGCTGTGCGTCGGCAACGACATCAACGTCAACACCCTGACGGTCACGGGCTACTCGACCGTCGTGACCGTTACGGATGGCACGGCCAATCAAGTCGGTGGACTGGCCTACAAGGTCCTCAGCGCTGGCGGAACAGAGACTGCCACGTGGACCTACGGGCTTAGCAGCGGCGGGGCAGCGAACGACCACGCCGCGGTCATCGCGGTGTTCAAGGGCGTCGGGTCTACCGGCTGGAACACCAGCGGCACCGGCCCGCGCAGCGTTCCGCTCCCCGGCGCGGGCCCGACAGGCGCGGGCACCGCGGGGCAGTTCGTCACCAGCACGGCCGGCGGCGCGGGCAACCAGACGCTCACGCCCAGCCTGTTCAGCAACACCAACTCGTTCTTCGCACCGACCGTCACGCCCGGCGCAGTCACGTTGACACCGGGCCTGTACTCCGACGGCGACTCGTTCTTCGCGCCCGCGCTGCGCTTCATCCTGCAGCCCTCGCTCTACAGCGACGCCGACTCGTTCTTCGCGCCGACCGTAACGCCAGGCGCGGTGACGCTGACGCCGGGCTTGTTCAGCGACGGCGACACGTTCTTCGCGCCGACGGTCTCACCCGGCGCGGTCACGTTGTCGCCGAGCCTGGTGACCGATGGCGACACGTTCTTCGCGCACGACCTGTTCATCGGGCAGACGCTTGCGCCCTCGCTCTATAGCAACACCAACTCGTTCTTCTCGCCCGTCGTTTCACCGGGCGCGGTCACGCTCACGCCGAGCCTGTACTCCGACGGCGACTCGTTCTTCGCCGCGGTGATCACGCAGGCCGGCGGTGGGCAGACCCTGCTGCCGCCGCTGTACTCCGACACCGACGCGTTCTTCGCACCGACCGTCACGCCAGGCGCGATCAGCCTGGCGCCCCCGCTGTACTCCGACGGCGACGCGTTCTTCGCTGCGACGGTGACGGGCGGCGCGGGCGGCGCCGCCAGCTCGAACATCCTGATCCGCCGTCGTCGTCGGATGTAGCGTTCGCTTGCGGGCTTGAGCGGCCGCTACATTGGGCGCTCAATGTGCATCGGCTCGTCATCCGCGCCCGCGATCAGCTCAGCGACCAGCAGCAGCACGTTGCTGGGCGCGCAGTCGATCGGCGCCCCGCAAAGCGGCCCCCGGCCGACCGCGCGGGCCCGCCCACCGACGATCCTGGGCGGCGGCAGCTCGACGAGCACCGCCGGCAACGTGTCCCACACCGAGGGCTTCGGCAAGCCCGGCCGCCAGTCGTCCCTCTGAGGTGAACCATGTGCTTTTCGTCTAAAGTCCCCCCGCCCCCGCTCCCGCCGCCCCCGCAAGAGGAGAAGGCAGCCGACCCGGTCAAGCGCCGCCGGCCGCCAGGTCAGGGCGGCAGCGGCACCGTGCTCACGGGCCCGGTCGGCGCCGCGCCGAGCACGCTGAACACCGGCGGCACCACGCTGCTCGGCGGGTGACGTGACCGACGGCACCGACAAGCGCTCCTGCCTGCTGCGCCGCAAGGGCGCGTTGTGGACCGAGCGCTCCTCGTGGGACGGGCACTGGGCTGAGATCGCTCAGTACCAGATGCCGCGCGCCAGCCGATTCTTCGTGAGCGACACGAACAAGGGCAACAAGCGCCACAACGCAATCTACGACAACACCGCCATCTTCGCGCAGCGCACGCTCGCCGCGGGGATGATGTCGGGCATGACGAGCCCGGCCCGCCCGTGGTTCCGCATCAGCCTGGCCGACAAGGACTTGATGGAATATGGCCCGGTCAAGACCTGGCTGTACGACGTGTCCGAGCGCATGCGCGCGGTGTTCGCCAAGTCGAACACCTACAACACGCTGCACCATTGCTACGAGGAGCTGGGCGCCTTCGGCACCTGGGCCGACTTCGTGCAGTCCGACTTCGACAACATCATCCACCACTACCCGATGACCGTCGGCGAGTACGCGCTGGCGACCAACGACAAGGGCGTGGTCGACACGCTGGCCCGCCAGGTGTCGATGACCGTCAAGCAGATGGTGCAGTGGTTCGGCAAGGACAAGGTCAGCGTGACCGTGCGCAACCTGTTCGACAGCGGCAAGCTCGACGCCTGGGTCGAGGTGGTGCATATGGTGCAGCCGCGCGCAGAGTACGACCGCACGAAGAAGGACGGCAAGAACATGCCGTTCCAGTCGGTGTACTTCGAGCCGGCGGCGGCCAACTGGGAGGAGTTCCTGTCCGAGGGCGGCTACAAGCGCTTCCCGGCCCTGTGCCCGCGCTGGGTCGTCACCGGCAACGACGTGTACGGGCACAGCCCCGGCATGGACTGCCTGGGCGACGTCAAGCAGCTGCAGCTCAGCCAGCTGCGCAAGGCGCAGGCGATCGACTACCAGGTCAACCCGCCCCTGCAGATTCCGACCGCCTACAAGGACCAGGCCCACAAGCGCCTGCCCGGCGGCACCATGTACGTCGACTCGACGTCGCCTGGCGGCGGCGTGCGTTCGGCCTACGAGGTGAACCTGCGGCTCGACTACCTGCTGGACGACATCAAGGACACGCGCGAGCGCATCCGCGGGGCCTGCTACGCCGACCTGTTCCTGATGCTGGCGAACGACTCGCGCAGCGGCACGACGGCCACCGAGATCGCGGAGCGCAACGAGGAGAAGCTGCTGATGCTCGGCCCCGTGCTCGAGCGCCTGCACAACGAGCTGCTGTCGCCGCTGATCGACATCACGTTCGACCGGCTGATGTCGACCGGCGTGCTGCCGGCGCCGCCCGACGAGCTGCAGGGCGCTGACCTGAACATCGAGTTCATCAGCACGCTCGCCCAGGCGCAGCGCGCGGTGGCGGCCGGCGGCGTCGACCGCCTGCTCAGCACGATCGGCCAGGTGTCGGCGGTGCCCGCCTGGCAGCAGGCCGCGGACAAGGTCGACATCGACCAGGTGATCGACGACTACGCCGAGATGTACGGTGTGAACCCGAAGATCATCGTGCCCGACGACGTCGTCGCGCAGCGGCGCGCCGAGCGCGCGCAGGCGGCGCAGCAGGCCCAGGCCGCAGCGTCCGCACCACAGGCGGTCGACAGTGCGAAGACCGCGAGCGAGATCGACCCGCAAGGCCTGAAGGACGTGCTCGGCATGTTCCAGGGCTACAACACGCCCACGCCGGGCGCGTGAGCGTTCGCTTGCCGTGTTGAGCGGCCGCTACATTGCGGCCTTGAACCATGAGAGACCCGCACGAAGCCCTGGCAAATGAGGAGCAAGCGGCCGCTGACGCAGCGGCCCGCGAGCAATTCAAGCGCCAGCAGCAGATCGACGACATCAAGTGGTTGACCGCACATGCGGCGGGCCGACGGTTCGTCAGCAGATTGTTCGAGGAGTCTGGCGTGTTTCGCACGTCCTTCCACAACAGTGGATCGACGATGGCTTTCAACGAAGGCCGCAAACACATCGGGTACTTCCTGACGGGCGAGCTGCTGGAGATCGTTCCCGACGCGTATCTGAAGCTCCTCAAGGAGTACCGCAGTGAGTGATCCGAAGGCAGCCGGCACAGGAACCAACGACGCCGGGGAACCGCAGAAGACAGCCGAAGGCCAAGTGCCTGACGCGAAGGGAAACGACGCGCCTGGTGGCGCGCCGGCCGGCGACAAGTCGGGCACCGAACCGAAGGCGGGCGACAAGCCGGCCGAGGGCGAGGTGGCCTACGAGTTCAAGGCGCCCGAGGGCGTGACTCTCGACGCCGAGTCGGTGAAGGAGTTCACGGCGATTGCCAAGGAACTGAAGCTGCCCGCCAAGGCTGCGCAGAAGGTCGTCGATCTCGCGGTCAAACGCGAAGCCGCACGGACCGAAGCGTGGCGCACGCAGGTGGAGTCATGGGCCAACGACGTGGCGCAGGACAAGGAGCTGAGCAAGCCCGAAGTTCAAGCGGACGCGCGCAAGGCGATCGAGACCTTCGGCACCCCCGAGCTGAAGACGCTGCTGAACAGCACGGGCATGGGCAACCACCCCGAGCTGGTCCGCTTGATGGCGCGCATCGGAAAAGCAGTCAGCGAGGACAAGGTGCTCGGCAAGAACGAGGGCGACAACAAGCCCGCGCGCGACGCCGCCTCCATCCTCTACGGCAACCCGTCCAAGTGAAACCACGCCCGCAGCTGTAGCAACAGCTAAAGGCCAACCAAGGAACCTGAAATGGCTACCCTCCCCATCAAGTCCGGTGCGGTCACCCTGATCGACATCGCCAAGTCGCTCGACCCGGAAGGCAAGACCGCCACCGTCGCCGAGCTGCTGAGCCAGAGCAACGAGATTCTGCTCGACATGCCCGTGATCGAAGGCAACCTGCCGACCGGCCACCGCGGCAACATCCGCACGGCGCTGCCGGCGGTCGTGTTCCGCAAGCTCTACCAGGGCGTGCCGGCGAGCAAGTCGCAACGCGTGACCGTCGATGATGCCTGCGGCATCCTCGAAGCGCGCGCCGAAGTCGACAAGGACGTCGCCGACCTGAACGGCAACAGCGCCTACTTCCGCCTGTCGGAAGCCCAGGCCTTCCTCGAGTCGATGAACCAGACGATGGCCCAGTCGATGATCTACGGTGACTCGTCGCTGAACCCGGAGCGCTTCAACGGCCTGGCCGTGCGCTACTTCACGATCAACACCGGCACGTCCGAAGTGGCGAAGAACGTCATCTCGGCCGGCGGCTCGGGCAACTGCACCTCGGTGTGGCTGGTCGTGTGGGGCAAGAACACGATCACGGGCATCTTCCCGAAGGGTTCGAAGGCCGGCCTGTCGCACCAGGACCTGGGCGAGATCGACGCGTTCGACTCCAACAACAACCGCTACCGTGCGTACGCGGACCGTTGGCAGTGGAAGATCGGCCTGCACGTCAAGGACTGGCGTTACGTCGTTCGCATCGCGAACATCAGCATGACCGACCTGTTGGGCCAGTCTGGCACGCAGGCGAACACGGCGGCCACCTGGCTGCCGAAGCTGATGGTCAAGGCCCTGGCGCGCATCCCGCACCGTGGCATGGGCAGCGCGGTGTTCTACGCCTCGCGGACCGTCAAGGAGATGCTGTCTGTCGGCGCGCTCGACAAGTCGCAGCAAGTCCTGGCGATCCAGGCCGCGTTCCAGCAGTACGGCTCGGTCGAGCCCGGCTTCGTGGCGAGCGGCGGCCTGACCGTCCTCGGCGTGCCGGTGCGTACGGTCGACCAGATTCTGGAAACCGAGTCCGCGCTGACCTGATCGTGATGCCGGCGGCGACCCCGCCGGCTCATTGCCAACCCAACAAGGAGCTTTCATGTACCTCGATTCCAACCTCGAACTGTCGGACAGCCAGGCTGTCACCTCGACGGCTATCTCGTCCAACGTCATCGACCTGTCGACCGTCCTGGCCGGCGCTGGCGCCAGCGTCAGCCCGAACACCCGCCAGGACATCGGCCAAGGCGAGGACCTGTACCTCGTCGTGAACACCGCGGTCGCTGCGACCGACACGAGCTCGGACGCCACGCTGACCATCACGCTCGAAACCGACGATGCTGTCGGCCTCGGCAGTTCGGTGGTCGTGCTGAACTTCGGCACCCTGGCCTTCGCGGCCTTCGCGGCGGCCGGCACGAACCTGGTGGCCGTCAAGCTGCCGTCGTTCCAGTACCGGCGCTACCTCGGCCTGCGCTACACGGTCGCCAACGGACCGCTGACGGCTGGTGCGTTCGACGCGTTCATCACGAAGGACCTGCAGAAGAATCAGATTTACAAGTCCGGCTTCACGGTCCAGTAATGAGCTGAGCCGCCCGGCGACCCCGGGCGGCCTGCTCTCTGCACACGCGCAAGGAACAACACACCATGTCGAACATTCAAGTCGTCGCGCTGCAACGCGGCCACGATGGCACCGCGATCCGCGAGCCGGGCGAGGAGTTCTCGGTCGACGCGAAGCGACTGAAGGACGGCTCGACCTGGTTCGTGCCGGCCGACACCGAGGCCTTCGCGGCCTACGAGAAAGCCGAGGCCGAGAAGGCTAAGTCGGTGAATAAGCAACCGCCCGGCGCGGGCCCGGCCAAGGGCACCAAGTCCGAGGACAACGTGCGCGCACCTGGCGCCGGCCCGATCCCGCAGACCAGCGACATCGCCTGACGCCACGAGCTGACGGCTGACGGGCCGCCCATCCGGCGGCCCTTTTTCCAGGAAGCACGCACATGGCAAGCCCCGTCGACATCGTGAACCTCGGCCTGGCGCACATCGGCGCCGAAGCGCAGGTGTCGTCGATCGACCCGCCCGACGGCAGCTACGAGGCGGGCCTCGGTGCGCGCTTCTACCCGATCGTGCGCCAGGAGATGATCAACGGGTCCGGCATGGCTTTCTCGCTCAAGCGCGTAGCGCTGGCCGAGGTGGACAACCCGAGCACGGTGTGGCTGTACGCCTACGCGCTGCCGTCGGACTGCATCAACGCTATGCGCGTGCTGAGTCTGTCGTATGTCACGGCAGCCAGTCTGCTGGCGCCGCTCGACTCGGTGTTCGTGCTTCAGCAGAACGCGCTCGTGATCGACAACCTGTTCACCGAGCGTGGCAGCTCCGACTTCGAGATCGAGGGCGAGGTGCTGCTGACCAACGAGCCCGAGGCGGTGCTGAAGTACACCGCCGACATCACCGACACCGGCAAGTACCCACCGCTGTTCGTCTCCGCGTTCGGCATGATGATGGCGAGTTACCTGGCCGGCCCGATCATCAAGGGCGTGGACGGCATGAAGGTCGGCGTCGAGTGGCGCCGCGCCGCCATGAGCGCGCTTGCCCAGGCGCAGACCAGCGACGCCAACGCGAGCAGCGAGCGCGCCGAGCACGTCGCCGAATCGGTGAGGGCCCGCCTGTGAGCGCGAAGCCGCTGTGGCGCTCGTTCGCGGGCGGCGAGATCACGCCCGAACTGTACGGGCGCCTGGACCTGGCGAAGTACCAGACGGGCCTGGCGAAGGCGCTGAACTTCCTGATCCTCCCGCACGGCCCCGCCGCGCGCCGCTCGGGGTTCGGCTTCGTCAACGAGGCGTTCGACAGCACGCAGGCGGTGCGCCTGATCCCGTTCGCGTTCAGCGCCACGCAGACCGTGGTGCTCGAGTTCGGGCACCAGTACATCCGCTTCTTCGTCAACGGCTCGACGCTGCTCGAGGCCAACGTCGCCATCGCCTCGATCGTCGGCAACACGGTCAACACGACCGGCGCCCACGGTTTCTCGACCGGCGACTGGGTCTTCATCCTCAACCGCTTCTTCAAGGTGACGGTGGTCGACGCCGACACCTTCACGACGACCGACCTGTGGAACGTGGCTGCAAGCCCGACGCCCTCGGCGTCGGTGTGCGCACGGGTCTACAAGATCGCCAGCCCTTACGCGGCGGCCGACCTTTTTGATCTGCACTACACGCAGAACAGCGACGTGATCACGCTCGTGCACCCCGGCTACGGGGCGCGCGAGCTGAAGCGCCTCGGCGCGACGAACTGGACGCTGACCAGCGTCAGCTTCACGCCGACGATCGCGGCGCCCACGAGCCCGGCGGTCGTCGTCACGCAGCGCGACACGGGCACCACCGGGGACCGCAGCTACGACTACGTCGTGACAGCAATAGCCTCCGACGGCGTGTCGGAGTCCGTCGCATCCGCGGTTGCGACGTCCGGTGCGCAGAATCTGAGCCAGTTCAGCAACTTCAACACCATCTCGTGGACCGGGTCCGCGGGCGCCGCGCGCTACTTCGTTTACCGGAAGCGCGGCGGCGTGTTCGGCTACATCGGCCAGAGCACCGGGCTGTCGATGGTCGACGATAACATCCTGCCTGACGTGACGAGGGCGCCGCCGTCCACACAGACGCTACTGAACAGCGCGGCTAGCGAGTATCCGGCGGCGGCGACCTACTTCGAGCAGCGGCGCTGGTTCGCCGGCACGACCAACAACCCGCAGGGCGTCTACGCCACGCGCAGTGGCACCGAGTCGAACATGGCGGCATCGGTGCCGACGCAGGACGACGACGCGCTGGAGTTTCGCATCGCCTCGCGCCAGCAGAATGCGATCCGCCACCTGGTCCCCCTGGCCGATCTGATCGCGCTGACGGTCGGCGGCGAGTTCCGCATCTTCGCCGACAACGCGCCCAGCATCGTGCCGTCCACGCTGTCGATCAAGCCACAGGGCAACTCCGGCGCGAACAACGTGCAGCCGGCGCTCGCCAGCAGCTCGATCCTGTACGTGCAGAGTCAAGGCTCGCGGATTCGCGAGCTGGCCTACAACTGGCAGCAGTCGTCGTACGCCTCGATCGACATCTCGATCATGGCGCCGCACCTGTTCAACGGCTACACGATCACCGACCTGGCCTACGCCCGCGCCCCGGTCCCGGTCCTGGCTGCCGCACGCAGCGACGGCGCACTGCTGACGATGACCTACGTGCCCGAGCAGCAGGTGTACGGCTGGAGCCAGAACACCACCACGAACGGCGTGTTCGAGTCGGCGTGCGTCGTCAGCGAAGGCAACGAGGATGTGCTCTACGCGCTCGTGCGGCGCACGGTCAACGGGCGCTCGGTGCGCTACATCGAGCGCCAGCGCTCGCGGCTGTTCACCGACCAGGCCGACGCGTTCTTCGTCGACAGCGGGCTGACCTACGACAGCACACCGACGACGTCGCTGTCCGGACTGTGGCACCTGGAGGGGCAGACGGTCAGCATCCTGGCCGACGGCGCCGTACACCCGTCGAAGACGGTCAGCAGCGGCGCGGTCACCCTCGACTACGCGGCCAGCGTTGTGCATATCGGCCTCGGCTACAACTCCGACCTGGTGACGCTGCCGAGCGTGCTCGAGGCCACCGCGGCTGGCGGGCAGGGGCTGACCAAGAACGTGAACGGTGTGCGCATGCGCGTCACCCAGTCGTCGATCGTCAAGGCCGGCCCGGCCTTCGACAAGCTGACCGAGTACCCGGCGCGCGACGTGGCTGACCCGTACGGCTCGCCGCCGGCCCTGCGCACGGGCGAGCTGCGCTTCGCGATCGGCGCGAGCTGGAACAGCGACGGCGCGATCTGCATCCGCCAGGACAACCCGCTGCCACTGACGGTCATGTCGATGGCACTCGACCTTGCAACCGGCGGTTGACGTCCGCGCCCCGCGCGACGGGGACGCGGAGGCGCTGGCGGCCGGCATGCGGGCGCAGGACGTTGCCGAGCTACACGCGTGCGGGCGCGTCGACCTGGTCGACGTCGTGCGCCAGAGCATCGCATGCTCCACGCTGTGCTGGACAGCCACGGTCGACGGCGAGATCGCCGCCGTCCTGGGGGTGACCCGGCACGGCACCGTGCTGGCGCCGATCGGCGTGCCCTGGATGCTGGGCACCGACCTGGTCCCGCGGCATCGTCGTTCGCTTGCCCGGCTGACTCCCACGTACATTGACCGGATGCTACAGGTGGCGCCCCATCTGCTAAACTACGTGCATGCCCGCAACACCGTGGCCGTGCAGTGGCTGAAGCGAACAGGGTTCCACCTGCACCCGGCCCAGCCACACGGCCCTCACGGGGAACCGTTCCACCTGTTCGAGATGCGCGCCTATGTGTGAACCGACAACCGTAGCGTACCTGGCGCTCGCCGCCACCGCGGTCAGCGCCTACGGCTCGTACGAGGAGGGCCAGACGCAGAAGAAGATCGGGCGCAACAACCAGATCATGGCTGAGTACGCGGCCCAGGCCAACGAGCGCCAGGGCGATCTCGACTCGCAGGCCGCGCGCCGCAAGGCCGACCAGCTGAAGGGCGCGCAGCGCGCCCGCCTGGCGGCCAACGGGCTCGACATGGAAGTGGGCACCGCGGCCGACATCCTCGACCAGACCGACTTCTTCGCGGCACAGGACCAGGCCACGATCCGCAACAACGCGAAGCGCGCGGCGTGGTCCGCACGTGCGCAGGGCGCGAACTTCCGGGCCCAGGGTGACGCGGCCGCCGAGCAGGCGAACCTGAACGCGTTCGGCACGATCCTCGGTGGTTCGAGCCAGGTCGCCTCGAAGTGGTACACGCCCTCGTCGATGGGCTACGACTCTCGTCCGAACCGAGCCGGGGCCTGACGTGCCGCAGGTTCCAATGTACGGTGGGCCACAGGCGCGCGACAGCGGCCTGCAGCCGGTCTACCAGGGCAACATCGACAACAGCAGCGGGCTGCAGGGCCTGGCGAAGGGCCTGGCGCAGGCCAGCGACGCGACCGACAAGGTCTACGAGAAGCAGTCGGCCAGCGACGCCTTCGCGCTCGAGACCCAGGTCAAGGCCGACTGGCTGAACGCCGACACCGAGCTGCGCAAGCGGCACCGCGGCGCCAACGTCGCCGGCTACACCGAGGCGGTGCAGAAGTGGTGGGACGACACGGCGGCTAAGCACGCCGAGAACGCCTCGCCGCGCACGCGCGAGCTGGTCGGCCGGTCGCTGGGTGCCTACAAGGTGCAGGCGATGGGCGCGGCCGCCGGCTACGCTAGCGCCGAGCAGGAGCGCCAGCTCGACCAGAACTACGTTGCGAGCCAGACCGTCGGCACGCAGGCCGCGGTGCGCGACATCAACCCGGTCAACGCCGAGGCGGTGGGCGCCACGACGATCGCTTCGCTGAACAAGTCGGTGGCCGCCTACGGGGCGACCAAGGGCTGGACGACCGAGCAGGTGCAGGCCGAGCAGCTCAAGTGGGGCAGCAACTTCCACGCCGAGGCGGTCTCGACGCTGCTGAACACCAACCCGGGCGCGGCCGATAAGTACCTGAAGGCGAACCGCGACGACATCGACGGCCGCGTGTACGCGCAGCTGACCGCGCACCTGAAGGCGACCACCGACGCGGTGGCGGCGTACCAGGCCGCCGACACGGTCATCGCGAAGGCGGGCGGCTTCGCCGACGGCAAGCCGGTCGAGCTGGACAAGCTGGAGGCAGACGCGCGCGCCATGTTCCCCAGCGAGCCCGAGAAGGCCAAGGCCGCGATCAGCGAGATTCGCTCGCGCGCACAGGTCTTCAACTCGGCCGAGAACGAGCGCGCGGCGGCCAACATCGGCACCGTGATGGGCGCCTTCGGGCAGGGCGCCAGCCTGGCGGCGATCCGGCGCATGCCGCAGTTCATGGCCCTGACCGGCGACAAACAGGCGCAGATCGACGAGCGCATCACGAACATCCAGATCGCCCGCGGCGGCCGCGACATCCAGGAGATGGAGCGCGCGCAGCACCGGCTGAAGCTGAAGGGCTTCGCCGCCTACGAGCAGTACAGCAACCCGGCCACGCTCGACGCAATGTCCGAGGCCCAGGTGGCGCAACTGCTGCCGGTGCTCGGCAACGAGCTGACCGACCACCTGCTGCAGAAGAAGCGCGCGATCGTCAAGAACGACGGCAAGAACGACGGCAAGGTCACCGCGACGATCGACAACGAGGACTTCAACCACGTCGCGCAGACGATGGGGCTGCGTCCGTTCGAGTCGAACAAGAGCGAGGACCAGAAGGCCAACCTCGGCGAACTGAAGTACCGCGTCGAGCAGCTGATCAACCAGGCCCAGGTGGCGAAGAAGGGCGCGCTCACGCGCGACGAGAAGGCCGAGCTGATGCGCCAGGAGATGGCCCGCACGGTCAAGGTCGGCGGCTGGTTCTTCGACGACACGAAGCCGGTGATCCAGCTGACCGCGGACGAGATCAAGAAGGTCGTGATCCCGCCGGCCGACCGCCAACAAATTGCTCAGGCTCTCGCGCAAATGTACTCAACGACGGGCAAGCCCGAGTACACGCCGACCTACGCGAACATGCGCCGCTTCTACCTGCTGAACCGCTCGCGCTCAGCCTCCCTGCTGCCCTTCGAGAACACCAATGCCGACAAGCCCTAACCCCTACCTCGATCTGATGCAGACCGAGGAGGTGCAGCGGCAGTCGCAGCAGGCGGCCACGCTCAGCTCAGCGGTCGACGTCAACCCGGACCAGTACGCCACGCAGAAGAAGGTGGCGAGCTACCTCGGCTACGCGCCGGCCGTCGTGGACGCCACGCCCGAGCAGAGCAAGCGCGAGGCCCAGGTCAAGCAGGTGCAGGCCGACACGGCCAACGCGCCCGCGCTCGCGCGCCGCTACACCGCGGACGACTTCGCCAAGCTGGCGCACGACGACAGCGGCGTGCTGTCGCAGATCGAGTCGCACATCGCGGGCGCCGCGCGCTACGTCATGGGCGCCAATGCCGGCCGGCCGACGCTGCTCGGCGACGTGCGCGGTGGCGTCAACGACGCGTCGAAGGGCGCGGCCGGCCTGTTCCGCGCGCTGTTCGACGTCGTCGCCCCGGTGCTCGACCCGCTCGAGAACGTGCCGTCGGTCGGCGGCAACCCGCTGCGCCGCATGGCCGAGGGCTTCGCGGAGCGTGCCCGCACGCCGGCCCTCGACGCGGAGAAGATCACGCAGCCGGTCAGCCTGGTGCAGGCCGGCGTGTCGAGCGGTGTGCGCTCGGCGGTGGGCAACGCGTTGATGCTGCCGGCGGCCCTGCTGGGCCCGGCCGGCGAGGCCGCCGCGCTCACGGGTATGTCGGCGCAGGCCGGTGGCCAGGCCTACCAGGACGCCAAGGAGCAGGGGCTGTCGACGGCCAAGGCTCTGCCGTTCGCGGCGTCGCAGGCGGTGATCGAGTTCGCCACCGAGAAGATTCCGATGCACCGGCTGGTCGGCGACCTGGCGGCCAACACCAACGTCGTCAAGATGGTCGCGCGCCAGATCGGCGCCGAAGTGCCGGGCGAGCAGATCGCCACCATCCTCCAGGACATGAACGAGTGGGCCGTGCTGCCCGCCAACCAGGCCAAGACGTTCAAGGACTACCTGGTCGAGCGCCCGAGCGCGGCCGCGCAGACCCTGATCGCGACCATCGTCGGCACGGGCGGCAACGTCGCGCTGATGAAGGGCGTGCAGTCGGCCGTCGACCAGCTCACCGGCTACCAGCGCCAGGTTACCGAGGCCGACATCGGCGTCGAGCAGCTGCAGAAGATGCTGCAGCTCGCCGCGCAGAGCAAGCTGCGCGAGCGCTCGCCCGAGACGTTCGCCGCGCTGGTGCAGGAGGTGGCCGACGGCGCCGAGAACGCGCCGAGCGAGGTGTGGGTCGACGCGCGCACGCTCGTCGGCGAGACGGGCGAGGGTGGCCTGCTGAATCAGGAGCAGGTTCGCACGGCACTGCCGAGCGTGCTGCCGCAGCTCGAGGAGGCGCTGCAGACCGGCGGCGCGGTGGCGATCCCGATCGGCGAGTTCACCGCCAACGTGGCGGGCACCCCGCTCGAGCAGAAGCTGCTCGAACACCTGCGCATGGATGTCGGGGGGCTGAGCCAGTTCGAGGCCAAGCAGGCCGCGAGCATGGCCGAGCAGTTCCTGCAGTCGTCGGCCGACAAGGTCGTCGCGGGCGCCGCCGACGCGGCCGCGATGCAGAACAGCGCCGAGACGGTGAAGGCCGCGATCGTGTCGCAGCTCGCGACCGCGAACCGCTTCACGCCCGAGGTGAACGAGGCTTACGCGAGCCTGGTGCGCGACTTCTACACCACGATGGCGGGCCGCCTCGGGATGATGCCCGACCAGATGTACCAGGCCTACCCGTTGCGCGTCGCGGCGGCCGGCACCGGCCCGATGGCGCAGTCGGCCTACCACGGCACGCACGCGCGCGGCATCGAGCGCTTCAGCACCGCCAAGATCGGCACGGGCGAGGGCGCCCAGGTCTACGGCTGGGGGCTGTACTTCGCGGGCAACGCGCAGGTGGCCGAGTTCTACCGGAAGACGGTGAGCGAGGCGCGCGCTGCTGACGACCACGATTACTTCAACGCGGCGATGAACCTGTCGCTGCGACTCGAAAACCTCGACGCGTTCGTCGGTGCCGGCCGGTCCATGTCGGATAAGGAGATGCTGGACTTCGCACGCGCGCACATCCCCGATGCGCCCGAGACGAAGGCGATGGAGAAAGCCATCGAGGAGGTTGGCACCGGCCAGCTCTACCACGTCGAGGTGCCGAACGACGACCAGTTGCTCGACCGCGACGCAGCGATCAGCGACCAGCCCGAAGCGGTGCGCGCGGCGCTGGAGAAGCTGGGCTTCGACACGAGCAAAGGCTACGTGGTGACAGGCCCGCATGGCGACGTGCAGTTCACCTCGAAGGAGAAGGCGCAGCGCTACATCCGCGAGAAGAACCTGAACGCCGCGATCCGCGAGGCGAAGCGCAGTTGGCAGGACGGCGCGGATGCCTATCGTCGCCTTGCAGCGGACATGGGCAGCGACGAGGCAGCCAGCAAGGCGCTCGCGGCGGCCGGCATCCCGGGCCTGCGCTACCTGGATCAGAACTCGCGCGGCGTCTTGGCGGGCGCCAAGACCTACAACTACGTGATCTTTCAGGACGACGCCGTGCAGAAGGTCGGCGAGTTCTACCAGTCGCGTGTGAAGCAGGCGACGCCCGCGGTCACGAAGCTGCTGAAGAACCTGACGCCCGAGGAGCAGGCCAAGGTCACCGACAAGGTGGCCGAGAAGGTGCTCGCGCAGCTGAGCGCGCTGCCGTCGGCCAAGGAGATGGCGGCCATTGCCTACGCCGGTCGCGCGAAGCGGGGCTGGTACGCCAAGAGCGCCGAGACGATCCTCAACGTGTTCGGCGCCGACGGCCCGCGCTTCGCCGCGCTGCTGGCCGCCATGAGCCCGCAGACGTCGGTCGAGAACAACCTGTTCAACACGCTGTCGACCTGGAAGAACTGGGTCGCAGCCGGGCGCCCGCAGGAGCGCAACGCGATCGTGCAGGTGATGGGCCGCTCGGTGATGGGCAGCAACCTGACCGACAGCGTGCTGCCGGCCTGGATCAATAACAGCGTGCGCGCGCTGACGCACGAAGACCCGGGCACGCTCCTGCTGTCGGGCCCGAAGGTGAACTCGTTCTTCCGCAACCTGGTCGGTCACGTCAACGAGGTGACCAACGACGCGTGGATGGCGAACTTCTCGCTGGTCAGCCAGACGATCTTCAAGGGCGGCCTGAACAAGGCCGGCACCGACCCGGGCAAGGGCAAGGGCACCGGCTACCTGGCGATGAACGCCCGCGTGCGCGAGGCGGCCAAGGAGCTGACCAAGCTGACCGGCGACCTGTGGACGCCGGCCGAGGTGCAGGAGACCGTCTGGTCCTGGGCCAAGACGCTGTACGAGCTGTCGGCCTCGGCCACCGAGGAGCGCAGCGCGCGCCAGATCGTCGAGGAGGGCGGGCTCACCGACGACCTGATCAACGCGACACCGGACTTCGGTACACTGTTCCACGACCCGCAGTACGCCAACATCTTGAAGGAGGCCGGTTATGGCCGAGAACTCGACGACGTTGCTCAGCGGCTTGCTGCTCAGCAAGCTGAGCAAGGACCCGGCGCTCGCGGACAAGCAGCGCCGTTTGCTCCAGAAGCTCAGCGACGATACGAACTCGCTGCTGCACGGCGGCTCGAACGACTCGCCGAGCAGCGAGGCAACGCCCGCGAAGCCAATGCCGAGCAAGACCTAGAGGACGCGGTCGCCGAGGCCAACGCCGAGGCGCAGCTCTACCAGTCGCAGCCCCAGCGGCCGGGCTCGCCGCTGCACGAGGCTGAGCCCCTGCGCGGCATGCCGACCGAGATCAAGGTCGACGGCGAGACGATCACGTTCGGCCCCTACCTGCCCGCACGCGCGGCCGCCGCCGCGTACATGGCGCGCGCCGGCCTGCCCTACACGCCGCCGACCACGTACGCGAAGGTCGACAAGGAGCGCGCCGGTCGCATCGCGCGTGCCTACGCGCGCATGGTCGACGACCCGACCGACCCGAAGGTGAAGGCGTCGTACGCCGCGATGATCAGCGAGACGCTGGCGCAGTACGAGGCGATCCTCGCGACCGGCCTGAAGGTCGAGTTCATCGAAGGCGACGACCCCTACGGCAACCCGCGTCATGCGATCCTCGACGTCATCCACAACAACCACCTGTTCGTGTTCCCGACCGAGCAGGGCTTCGGTAGCGCGACCACGCTGAACATCGGCCTGGCGACGAACGACGGCACCGGCATCACCGCCGAGCAGGCGCTCGCGGCGCTCGGGCAGCACGGCAAGGTGCGCCGGCACGCGGTGCATCAGTCAAAGACCGAGACCACGCTGGTGGTCGAGCTGGCGCACGAGCTGCCGGGCGACGTGGTGCATGCGCTCAGCGCGGAGCTGAAGCAAGAAGCCATCGCGCAGTGGAGCAACGGCAAGGGCGAGCTGCACGGTCCGAATGCCGACGGCTGGCGGCCGTTCAACAGCGACTTCTTCCTGACGATCGACGGCACGCCGCAGAGTGCCCAGCAACCGAGCAACAGCCCGATGCTGCAGCCGACGCAGTTCACCGACGCCAACGGCAAGCCGATGCTTGCCAACGACGTGTTCCGCGTGGTGCATGACTACTTCGGGCACATCAAGGAGGGCACAGGCTTCCGCGCCGACGGCGAGGAGAATGCCTGGCGCCAGCACCTTGCGATGTTCTCCGAGGCTGCGCGCCCGGCCGTCACCACGGAGACGCGTGGTCAGAACTCGTGGGTCAACTTCGGGCCCCACGCTGTAGCAAACGCTACGGCGGACCCGGGCGCGACCGTGTACGCGGATCAGAAAACCGGCCTGCTACCATCGTGGGTCGTCACCGAAGGAGCTACCGATGGATCAGATCGACGCGCTGGAGATGGAACAGCAGCAGCGGATGGCGGACGGGGTGGCCCGGCGACTGTTCTTCGGGGAGAGAATGGCCGCGTTGAAGTCCAAGGCGTCCACTACAGCACCCAGCAGCGAGCCATCCTCAACGGACGACTCTATGGCACTGGACTCAAAGGCGCCGAGCGCGAGCGCATCGCCCAGTCAGACGACGGACGACTGAAGACCCGCGTCTACCTGTACGTCGACGAGGGCAACGGCATCCGCCCGGAGGCCGGCGTCGGCGGGGTCGCGCACAACGTCACCGCGCCGAACCTATACGACATCAACGCGAACCCGCTGAAGCTGCCGACGGCGGACCAGAACGCGATGGAGTCGGCGATCCTCGACGCCGGCTTCGACGGCTACTACGTGCCCAAGGTGTTCAACAACCAGGGCGTGGCGGTGATCATCGGCGACGCGGCGCAGAGTGTGCCGGTCAACGTGCCCGAGATGGCGCAAGGCACGCGCGGCAGCTTCAGCCCGAAGTCACTGACGATCAGCCTGCTGGAGCACGCCGACCTGTCGACCTTCCTGCACGAGACGGGGCACTTCTTCCTGGAGGTGATGACCGACATCGCCAGCCAGCCAACCGTGCCCGCGGCTGTAGCAAATGATACGGCCGCGGTGCTCAAGTGGTTCGGCATCAAGGCCGGCGACAACAAGACCGCGCTGGATACCTGGCGCGGCATGAGTTTGGAGGAGCAGCGTCCGTTCCACGAGAAGTTCGCCGAGTCGTTTGAGCAGTACCTGTTCGAGGGCAAGGCGCCCAACCAGGAGCTGCAGCCGCTGTTCGCCAAGGTGCGCGCGTGGATGACCAGCGTCTACCGCTCGCTGAAGGACTTCCTGGCGGCGCACGACACCCAGCTGACCCCGACGGTGCGCGGCGTGTTCGATCGCCTGCTGGCGAGCGACCAGGCGATTGCCGAGGCCGAGCAGGCCCGCGCCTACGCGCCGCTGTTCAAGTCGGCCGAGGAGGCCGGCATGACGCCCGAGGAGTGGGCGGCGTACCAGGCAGTCGGCCAGCAGGCCACCGAGCGCGCGATCACGCAGCTCGAGGGGCGCAGCCTGCGCGACATGCGCTGGGCCAGCGGCGCCCGCGCCCGTGCCCTGCGCGAGGCGAAGAAGGCCACCGAGTCGAAGCGCAAGGCGGTCGAGACCGAGACCCGCGCCGAGCTGGAGGCCCAGCCGGTGGAGCTGGCGCGCGGCGAGCTGAAGGAGCTGCGGAAGGCCGAGGCCAAGCAGTCGGCTAAGCACAAGGACGCCTACAAGGCCTGGGGCGAGCGCTACGACGACGCCAAGGCCAAGGTCAAGGAGGAGGTGCGGGCCGACCGCACGTTCACCAGTTCCGACGAGCGCTCGCTCGAGGTGCAGCGGCGCATGCTGAACTGGGAGAAGGATCACCCGGCGCCGACGCCCGACGTCGCGCAGGGCGATCTCGAAGCCATCGCGACGCGCCACGGGTTCGGCAGCGCCGACGAGCTGGCGCGCGCCCTCAAGACGGCGCCGACGGTGGACGAGATGCTGCCCGGCATCGTCGACCGCAAGCTGCTCGAGCGCTTCGGCGACCTGACCACGGTCGACGGCATGCAGCGCGCGGCCGACGAGGCGGTGCATAACGAGGCGCGCTCGCGCTTCATCGCCACCGGCCTGGCCGCGCTGCAGACCGGCGCCCGGCAGACCGCGGCCGAGCCCGGTCGCAAGACCCCGGTCAACGTGATCACGAAGGCCGCGCGCCAGTACGCCGAGGCGCTGATCGCGCGGCGCAAGATTCGCGACCTGAAGCCGGCGCAGTACCTGGCGGCCGAGACGCGCGCCGGCAAGCTGGCGCTGCAGGCGACGGCCAGCGGCGACACGCAGCTCGCGATCACCGCGACGCGCGACCAGCTCCTGAACCACCACGCGGCCCGCCAAGCGCAGGCGGCGCAGGCCGACATCGAGAAACGCATCGCCTACCTGCGCAAGCTCGAGAACGGCACGCTGCCGGCCGAGTACCAGGAGCAGATCGACACGCTGCTCGACCGCTTCGACTTGCGCGAGACGCCACTGAAGGCGATCGACAAGCGCAAGTCGCTGATGCAGTGGGTCGAGTCGCAGCGCGCGATCGGCATCGAGCCCGAGCTGCCCGAGGGTCTGCTCGACGAGGCGATGCGCAAGAACTACCGCGACATGACGGTCGAGGAGTTCCGCGGGCTGGTCGACACGGTCAAGCAGATCGAGCACCTGGCCCGGCTGAAGAACAAGCTGCTGACCGCGAAGGACCAGCGCGAGTTCGAGGCGGTGCGCGACGAGATCGCCAAGAGCATCACCGACAACGCGGGCGACCGCGACGCCGACACCCGCACGCCGACCACGAACCTCGGCCGCGCGCTGCAGGCGATGCGCAACTTCGGCGCGGCGCACATCAAGGCCGCCACGCTGGCGCGCATCCTCGACGGCGGCAAGGACGGCGGCCCGGTGTGGGAGTACTTCGTGCGCGCCGCCAACGAGCGCGGCGACTTCGAGACCACCGAGCGCGCGAAGGCGACGAAGGAACTGTCGGCGATCCTCGCGCCCTGGATGAACAGCGGCAAGCTGGGCGGCGCCGGCAAGTACTTCGCCACCGTCAACCGCAGCTTCAACCGCGAGTCGCTGCTGACGATCGCGCTGAACACCGGCAACGAGGGCAACCTGCAGCGCCTGCTCGGCGGCGAGGGCTGGACTCAGTCGCAACTTGAACCGTTGCTTGCCACTTTGTCGCGCGCCGACTGGGAGACCGTGCAGCGGGTGTGGGACTACTTCGACTCGTTCCGCCCCCGCATCGGCGAGAAGCAGATGCGCGTGTACGGCGCCGAGCCCGACTGGGTCGAGGCGGCCCCGCGCGAGCAGCAGCTGCCCGACGGCACGACGCTCAAGCTGAAGGGCGGCTACTACCCGATCAAGTACGACCCGGCGGCCAGCGTGCGCGCCGAGGAGCACGCCGACGCGGAGGGCGCGCGCCGCCAGCTGCAGGGCGCCTACAGCGCGGCGACGACCCGCCGGTCGTTCACCAAGACCCGGGCCGAGGAAGTGACCGGCCGGCCGTTGCTCTACACGCTGGCTGGCGTGTACTCGGGCGTCAACGACGTGATCCACGACCTGGCCTGGCACGAGTGGCTGATCGACACCAACCGCCTGCTCAAGTCGACGGCGATCGACAGCGCGATCCGCGAGCACTACGGGCCGGCCGCGGTGCGCCAGCTCAAGACCTGGCGCGATGCCATCGCCGAGGGCGACGGCCATGCGCAGGAAGCGCTCGACATGGCGCTCGGCCGCCTGCGGCAGGGCGTGTCGGTGGCGGGCCTGGGCTTCAACGTGATGTCGGCGGCGATCCAGCCGCTGGGCCTGACGCAGTCCATTACCCGTATCGGCGCGCAGTGGGTAGCGAAGGGCGCGATGCAGTACCTCGCCGGCCCGATCGCGGCCATCGAGAGCGTGCATGAGCAAAGTGAGTTCATGGCGAACCGCGCGCGCACCCGGTTCCGCGAGCTGAACGAGCTGCGCAACAAGGTGCAGGGCGCCAGCACGACGCGCGAAGCGATCAACGGGTCGGCCTACTGGCTGATGATGCAGTTCCAGCAGATGGTCGACATCCCGACCTGGCTCGGCGCCTACGAGAAGGCGATTGCCGACGGCAACGCCGACGAGCGCGCCCGCGCGCTGGCCGACCAGGCGGTGATCGACGCGCAGGGCTCGGGCATGGTCAAGGACCAGTCGGCGATCGAGCGTGGTGGCCCGGCGCAGAAGCTGTTCACGGTCTTTTACTCGTTCATGAACACCGCGCTGAACCTCGGCGTGGCATCGAAGATGGCCCCCGGCAGCAAGGCGAAGTTCGCTGCCGACATGCTGATGCTCTACACGGTGCCGGCGATCCTCGGCGTGCTGCTGAAGGACGCGCTGACCCCCGGTGATGCGGGCGATGACGACTGGAAGAAGCTGACCCGCAAGCTGATCGGCGAGCAGATCGGCTACCTGATGGGCCTGATGGTCGTGACCCGCGAGTTCAGCGAGGCCGGCAAGACGATGGCCGGCGTGACCGACCGCCCGCGCGACTACAGCGGCCCGGCCGGCGTCCGCGTCGTGGCCGATGCCGCCCAGGTGGCGAAGCAGGTGAAGCAGGGCGAGCTGGACGACTCGTTCCGCAAGGCCGCGATCAACCTGATCGGCGGCCTGGCGGCCCTGCCGAGTGCGCAGATCAACCGGACGATCACTGGGGCCAAGGCGCTGAAGGAGGGCAAGACCGCCAACCCGGCGGCCCTGCTGTTCGGTTACCAGGAACAGCGGTGAGTTCGCTTGCCCGCCTGTAGCAAAACGACAATGCAACGCATCCAGGAGTTCGCCGCATGACCGTACCCGCCGCCACCCGCCGCACGTCGCCGTTCCTGGGCAACGGGGCGGCGACTTCCTTTCCGTTCACGTTCAAGGTGTTCACTTCCGCGGACATCGCCGTCGTGGTGACGAACACGTCGGGTGCGCTCAGCACGAAGGTGCTGAACTCCGACTACTCGGTCACGCTGAACCCGGACCAGGACGCGTCACCCGGCGGGTCGGTCACGTACCCGCTGAGTGGTTCGCCGCTGGCGACCGGCGAGAAGCTGGTCATCGTCGGCAACCTCCCGTACAGCCAGACGCTGGATCTCCCGAGCGGCGGCAACTTCAGCCCGGTCGCGCTCGAGAACGCACTCGACCGCACGGAGATGCAGATTCAGCAGGTGGCCGACGGTGTCGCGTCCGCGGTGCGCGCCCCGCTGGGCGAGACCCTGCCCGAGCTGCCGGATGCCGCGACGCGGGCTTCCAAGGTGCAGGCCTACGACTCGGCCGGCAACCCAACGGTCATGGTCCCCGCGAGTGGGAGCGCGGCCGACGTGCTGACCCAGCTGGCGAACTCGTCGCTGGTCGGCCAGGGCGACGCGCTCGTCGTGGTCAAGCGCACCACCACCGGAGCGGTGGCGCAGACCCTGCACGCGTGGAACGAGGGCCTGGTGTTCAACGTCCGGGACTTCGGTGCTGTTGGTGATGGCACGACCAACGACGCGCCGGCAATCAACCTCGCGATCACCGCGGCGGCTGCCGCGAACGCGACGCTTCTGTTCCCGAAGGGCACGTACAGCGTCCTCCCGGCGACAGCTCAAACGGGCGCGGCGAACTACAACTGCGCGCTGCAGATGCTGTCGAACCTGCACTGCGTCGGCGAGCAGGGCGCGACGATCAAGGTGGCGGACAACTACTCCACCGACGGCTCGCCGAAGGAACTCGCGATCTTCAGCTCGAGCGCCGCGCTGTCCAACATCTCCTTCACGGGCCTGACGTTCGACCTGAACGGCGCGAACAACAAAATGAGCCCGTCGCGGCCGACGAGCTACAACCCCTACAACCACGCAGCGATCATGTTCAACGGCCCGACCGGCCGCGGGACTGACGTCACGATCGACAAGTGCGTGTTCAAGAACAACGCAGGCGTCTGCTTCATCGTCATGGCGCTGGTCGCAGCGGGCACGACGCCGGCCCTCGGCCAGCGATGGAAGGTGACCGACAACCTGTTCATCGACGGCGGCAGCGACAGCGCGGACCACACCTCTGTCTACGGCTGGGCCGAGGACGTGCTGTGCAGCGGCAACACGTTTTGGGAGAGCACGCCCCCGCACACGGTCGGCAAGACGGGCGGGGCGACCGGCTACGAGGTGCATGGCTCGAACCATCGGTTCGTCAACAACTTCGTCATCAACTACACGCTCGGCCTGTACGTCGCGCCCAACTTCACCAACACGACGGTCAACACCATCGTGCAGGGCAATACGATCTACTGCTCCGACTACGGGGTGCTGATCTGGCGCGGCGTGGCGCTGGGCTACCTGTCGATCGACGGCGTGCTGATCCAGGGCAACACGTTCTACTTCGACAACTACACCTACTCCGGGCAGCCGACGTACAAGGCCGCCGTTGCCTACCAGGGGCAGATCGCGACCGCGCAGGGCGCGGTCAACAACGTCAAGATCAGCGACAACTACGCGATCAACACCGGCTCGACGCTGCTGGCGCAGTTCGTGCGCTGGGACACCAGCACGACCGCGTCGCAGACCGGGTCGAACTTGAGTGTCACCGGCAACCAGGTGGTCGGGTTCACCGACGGTTTCTACCTGATCACGAACTCCACGAATGGCATCGGCCTGGTGGACGTGTCGCGCAACCAATTCATCGCGCTGACGCCGGACGCGCTGGCGAATCCGTCGCACGGCATCTACGTGCTGTCCGACGCGACGGGCCTGGTCAAGACGCTGATCATCGACGGCAATCAGTTCATCGACGAGCGGGGCAGCCCGCAGTTCGCTAACGGCATCTTCCTGTCGACTGGCACGATCACCGACCTGTACGTCGGCCCTCAGGTCTACAAGGGCGTGACCACGAACTACAGCGACGCTGCGACCGTCACCAACTGGCTCGGCCTGCCGCGCGCCGGCAAGGCGACGATCACCTACAGCGCGTCGATGACGCCAGATGCCTCGGCGG